ACTGTGCTACATGCTGTCAAAACTTCCATATCCGGGTTGTTTTTCTGCGGCAGTTGCTGGTGGTTTGCCCTTGGCCACAACAGCATCATACTTGGCTTTTTCTTTGGGATCATATTGTATAGCATACTTGACCTGTCCCCAGCTGTCTGCATAGGGCAAGAGATAGCCATCCTTGTCTGTAATGCGCACTCCGCCCACTACCACAGAGTTAGTGCCAGATTGTACATTATCTGCATTGCCCAGTTCGGCATCTCGTTTGGCCAGCCTAGGATCTTTATCTCTTTCAGCTTTGGTAACATCATAGTAGTTGTCGCCCTTGGCTAGATCTGACATGTCGCCACTCTTCATGGCTTTCTTAAATCCACTTACACCTTTGTAGAATATTAGCCAAGCGTCTTCACCCACTTCACCAGCAAGTGTTAACGGACCAAATAAATTTTTCACAGCCCATTCTTGTCCTTGTGGACTCATTAACCACCACTGCACTGCCTGTGTCAATACTTCAAAACTGACAAATCCTAGAAATGCTCCGCCAAATGTGGCCAAGCTGCCAGCAACACTGAGTATGCCCACTATGGCTCTAGTGAGCATGAACACATTGCTGATCTTTTTGATCATGCCAACTATCAAAGGCAGTGCCACTTGTGCTTCCCATAGACCAATATAGAATCTGCGCCATTCTTTGTATTCGCCTTCGTTGAATTCCATGGAAGCATCGCCAGGCATGTCTTTGACCAGTCCTGTTGGATCTGGATTTTTCTGTCCACGCTGTCCTGCACGATAGTCTGCTTCCACTGCGGCCAAGTGTGCCCACAGTTCATAACAGGCAGTGGCAAAACCAATGGCCTTGAACACTCCCCACCAAGTCATGCCCATGCGACTAGTGCCTGCGCTCTTGGCCGCTTCAATGTCCTTGGCAAACTCGCCTGCTTCAATACGCTTGTTAATTACTTTTAAGTAGGCTGCTGGATCTTTTTTGATGTTTTTCAAGGCCGCCGCCATTTCTTTAGGCGTAACAGCGGCCACTGCCTTGGTCACAGGATTTACTGTTGGAGCGGCTGACTGTCCCCAAGTCAAGGGATTGTACCAAGTTTCAGATATAATTTCGTAGACTTTCATATCGTATATTTACCTGTTAGACTGTTTGAATAAAAAATACACCAAAAAATACGCATATAAATAACACATAATCCCATTTGGAGACAGCATGAATAACCCCTTACAAAAGTATTTTAGACAACCCAAAATTTTTATTCGCCTGCCCAGCGGAGGAGTTTTCAATCAGCCTGGTGCTATTCAGGGCGATCCTGAACACATTCCTGTCTATGGCATGACTGGCATGGACGAAATTATAATTAAAACGCCCGACAGCCTGTTGACAGGAGAAAGTACGGCAGCCATTGTGGCCAGTTGCTGTCCCACTATTAAAGATCCATGGGATGTCAGCAACATTGACCTGCCCATTATCATGGCAGCCATACGCATTGCCACATTTGGTCCCGAGCTGGGCGTTAGTCACAAGTGTGACAACTGCGGTACTGTAAACGAATATGACTTGGAACTCAATAAAATCATTGAATACTACATGACCACACAGTTTGACAATCAATTGATTGTGGGCGAGCTGGCAGTTAAACTGCGCCCTTTGAACTATAAAGAAAGCACAGACGTCAGTATTAAAAACTTCAAGATACAACAACAGATTTCACAAGTGGAAGCCATTGAAGATGCTGACCAACGTCAAACTGTATTGAATAGACTGTTTGTTGAACTGGCACAGGTCAACAATGAAATATTCAAAATGGTAGTGGAAAGCGTTGAGATTGACAATCAAGTGGTAACTGAACGCAGATTCCTAGAAGAGTGGATTGACAACTGCGAAAAACATGTGTTTGATCAAATCAGAGATCACAACAAGGGCAATGCAGATCGCTTTAGCATGCCCTTGTTTCCTGTCAAGTGTGACAACTGCGGAACCGAAGTCAAACTGTCTGTGGATCTAGATCAAAGCAGTTTTTTCGTTCAAGCCTAATTAGTCTCTCACCCCAAGAGATTGAACAGAAATTAATTAGGCTAGACAATCAAGTTAAAGAATTCAAACAAGACTTATTTAGAATCAGTTGGTATATGCGAGGGGGTGTAACTGTTAATGATCTACTACAGACCTACAGTTACGAAGATCGTGAAATGATATACAACATTATCAACGACAATATCAAAGCCACTCAAGACACGCGAATGCCATTACTGTAAAGAAGAACTGCGTTCTTCTGTTCTTCGCTTTCGCTCGAACTATTCTAGCTTCACAATTAAACGCGAAGCGTTAAGATATTATCTAGATCGTTCAGTCACACTTTGCCCTAGCGGGCAAAGCGAATGGACATTATCTGAGTCGAACAATATCACTTAGCGTTAGCACTAGAACGTAGGCGGTCATCCGGTACCTACTCATGCTGTCTTTATATGACGGCGGGCTTGTTGCATACGCTAACACACAACAAACCGTGGGGCTACAACCCCTCTTTTAGCCTTTTGAAATCTTTCTAAACAGCAAAACCAGTTGTATGAAGGCATATCTGATCCACGTCCTGTCAAGGATAGTTGCTGAGTACTCCTACGGCTGGAGAATTCCGTCCCTCTTATTATCGAGTTGTCATGGGCGCATGATGTTGGCCTGCGCTAGCTTTTAACCGTTTAACTGTTTGCCTTTGATGTGGGAGCCGTGGACACGAACAGATATCTGACCATTGTAATAGTCGTCAGATTCCAATACCCTGCGTGTAAATTGTTCTCGTGCCTCTATGTATGACGTTTCGGCTTTACTGGTACAGTAAAATAATATTTCTCGCCGAAAGTTTTCTTGACCTAACTGCGCGACATCCTTGAGTAGTTCGTCTGAAGATCCATAATAGTCTCTCCAGTCTGAATCAATTTTGCCACGGATTTTCTTTTTTTTCTTAGTGCCGTTCTTTAATTTAACTACTTTGTATGTGGTTTTAGAAAATTTAGCTAGTTTTTTGCCTATGTACATACGCCCTGTGACTGTATTTGTTATAAGATATACAAACCCAACACAGGTTTCGGGCAATTCTGTTATTAATTGATTTTCATAGTACCAGGACATTAACTATGTAGTTTATTCTGTCCCAGAGTCCTTGTCATTTTGGTTTGCCTTGCGTTCAGCCTTAGATTGATCTAGATACACACGATACTGCTGTACGTGTTCTCTACGTTGTCGTGCTATAATACGGATCTGCGCTAGCCAGTAGCGCATGTTTTCGCCTGCTCGTCTTGTGCCTTTGCGTTGCCAATCCTGATTGGCCTTAAAGTATTCTCTAAAGGCCGCCATGAGTTGCTCATGCGACTCTTCATTTTGATAGGGACTGGGCTCAACGTGCTTACTCATTTACTTCTAGATCATTGGCATACGAAGTATAGCCATTCTCTTTGATAACTTTGAGCACGTTGTTGACACGGCCAATCAGTTCATCACGGTGCGATATCAAGAAAATATTCTTTTTACGTTCACGCGACATCTTTTTAAGCACTGCCAGTGCGCCTTCAACACCCGACGCATCGAGTCCGTTGTCAATAAGCTCGTCCACAAACAGCAAGTTAATGGGCTGATATAGACTTTCCCACACATCTCTAAAGGCCCATGACAGGGACAGTATCAAGCGATTACGCTCGCCACGGCTCAAGTTATCAAAGTCTAGGTCCTGACCCAGCTGAGTAATCAGCACACTTAGGTCGTTTTGGAACATGACAGTATGTGGCAAGCCCATCTTATCAAGATAATAAGTCAATCGATTGTTTAGATAGGCCAAGTTTTGATCAATAATCTTCTTACGAATAAAGCTATCCTTGCTGGTTAGTAGTTTAAGCAAGAACTCTTGATGATCTTTCAGCTGTGTAAGCGTGTTGACTGTGTCCCAAGTGACTTCTTGTATGGCAGTATTGGTCAATTCATCAATCTGTTCCTGGTAAGGATCGGACTCGCCCGCCTTGATCTGTAGCTGTGTTTCAAGAGTTTTAAGATTGTTTTGATGTTTAAGCGCCTGTTCAACGCTGTCATAGTAGGTAGTGGGCTTGCGAGGAACGTCTCCAATGGCGGCAATTTCTTTTTGTATTTTGTTGAAATCTTTTGTGACCTTGTCCAAATATTTTCGGGCCTCATCAAGGTGCTGTTGTGCCGTAGCAGTCATTTCTTCATGTTTATGGTCATGGAGAGTTTGTTCACAAGCGTGACAGGTCTTGTTAGCCAACTTGGCGAGCTCGCCGTCATACTTTGTGACGCTTCGCTCCGCTTGCGCTATCGCGCTATTTAACGTAGCTTGTTCCTTTTCTAGGCTTTTTAGCTTTGCTGATTTCTCAGCAAACTCCTTGAGCTCCGTATGCTTCGCAAGCTCAGCTTCAATATCTACGCCCTCAAGTTCTACAATAGCCCTGCCAATCTTTTCAACTTCGGTGGCATGTTGATTGCGCCAAGCACTTTGCCTAGTTAGAATGCCATCAATACTCTTTTGAATGTTTTCATTGCTACGTTTGATAGCTTCTATGTTGGCTGATTCTTGTGTAATATTGTCTTTAGTTTGTCTAATTTGTTCTTTAAGAGCTTCAGCTTTCTCACTTAACAGAGTAATACCTAGAAGTTGTTCAATGATCACTCGCTGATCATTGGCCCGCATACTTAAAAACGGTTCTGTATATGTGTTTAATGCAACAATGTGCTTGAACATGTCGTGACTCATGCCCAGAAGATCGTCTAAATCCTTCTGAGTTTCACGCATGTCGCCCTGACTGTCATCTGTTTCTTCAACATCTTGTGCTTGATCGTTGACAAAAAATTGCATGACAGTGGGTTTGCGTCCACGTTCAATACGATAATCTATTCCGTCTTTTTCAAAAGACAGAGTAACCAACATGTTTTTGTTGTTAATCTTGTTGATTAAGTTGTCTTTCTTGATATTAGTAAGTGCATTACCAAATAAAGCAAAACTCAATGCGTTGACAATAGTAGTCTTACCCGTACCATTACGGCTTCCGCTGTCGTCGCCGCCTTGATCTAAGTTTTCGCCTAGTACAAGTGTTAAATTTTCTTGTGCAAAGTTTACAGCCTGGGTTTGATTACCCACACTCATAAAGTTTTTAACTGTTAATTCTTTTAATTTTATTGTCATAGGCTGTTATAAATTGCTAGTAATGTATTTTTGTCGTAAGTATCACTGTCAATATTGACAATTTGACTAGATACAATTTGATCTACACTTTCAAATGCTTGTACATCTATGTTGGTATTGATTTCAACATCTTTCTTTTCAGCAATAAGTGTAAGTTCTCTAATGTCATAGTCTGCTACAAACTTTTCTTTGATAAAACTAGCTTCTTCATATGTGATATCTATGTCTAGTGTAACACGTAAATGTTGCTTGGGCAATATTATTTTGTCCGCTTCATCAATTAGTTGACTTAATTTAATAGTTCTAAAGGTAGGTTGTCCTGGCCAACTATGATATTCTGGAGTTCCTCCCCATTCTAAAGTCATCATTCCACGCTCGTCGTCCCATGCATCTGCATAATTGTGCGGAAATGCATTGCCAATATAGATCATATTGCCTTTTTGTTGACGTTTATGAAAGTGTCCGCTAAATCCTAGCTCATATTGTTTGAAACTATCTAACTGAATCTCTCCGTGATCCGGCATTTGCACCATTGCATTCATGAAGAAGCTGGGGAGTTCGAAGTGTCCGAAGATGTATTTTCCGCCTTTTTTGCTAATGGATCTCCACTCTTCGCCAACCAACCACGGACAAAGGGTGACATCTCCAATAGTAGTAGGCTCGTGTACGACAGTGACACCAGGAATATACTTTCCAAATTCCACACTGTGTATGTCCCGCTTATCCTTGTAATATAAATCATGATTACCAGGAAAGAAATAGAAGTTATCAAACGCCTGCCCCAGCTTTTCCAGGGCCCTAAGGCTATAATCCATTGTAGTAATGTTAAGGCTATTACGATTATGATGCCAATCGCCCATAAAGATACCTGTATCACAACCTTCCTCCTTTGCTTTTGCAATGTACCAATCTACAAAGTCTTCACAGTCTTGGTTGTGTACACTACTGTTAGACTTTAATCCGAAATGAATGTCCGTAAAACAAGCTACTTTCTTAAACAACTGTGTCATTCTGTGTCCTCTGAATAACGTTTCAATGCCGCCGCATGTTCTCCAGCACCAGTTCTACTGTAGCTAGGATTCATACCATTAATTTCTAAGATATCGTCACGTATGTTTTGATTACGTTTTTCTGTGTTGATAACACGGACAAAACTATTAGTTACTGCCGCAGTAAAATAAGCAAAGGGGTTATCGCTTTTACTTTCATCAAATTGCAATCCGATCTGTGTTAATTGCAATATAGCCATACCTTTCATCTCATCGTTATAAGTATAACCTCGCACATTACCGCGAGTAGCATAGCGTTCGCATAGTTTAATCATCATACGTGCCAGGGTATTAGTGATTTGTCCAGCATCTTTATCAAACTTGCCCTTTTCTAAATCACCTTTCCAATGGCTTTTGCCTACACATATGAGTTTTTCTGGATCTTTATCATCAAACTTCCAATGTTGAAATGGTGGAAAGTTAACTTTGTCTCTATGATCAGCAAGACTTTTAGGATTTTTCTTACGTGTTCCATTTAATGGAATATGATCAAATGTCATAACACGGAATACAACACTGGTCTTTGCTATCTTTTTATAGTCAATTTCACAATCAGCTAATTTAATCTTTTCGCCAGCTTTCTTTCTTTGTTCAAAATCTTGTTGTCCCAGTCGTTTAGCCTGTACACGTTTGGCTTCTGCAATAGTTCTAACATTAATTTTGTCTAAACTGGGTACAATCAAATCATATTGATGATATTCTGGTTTGGTGAAACTACAATATGATGTTTTTGATCTATGTATTTCTAACAACATATCCTTGTTGTTTAAGTAATTTACTTTTGCTGTCATCCGGTAGAGTCCTCTAATAAGTTATTATAAACTACGCACATAATAAAGTCAAATAAATAATACATCAAAAGGAGTATTTTATTATGGCATTGGGTGATAGTCTTTCTCAATCGATTTCTAGCGCATCTGGTTTAATTGGAGCCGCGTCATCGGGCCTAAATACGCTTAGTGATTTATCGGGTTCTTTTAATCTAGCAGATAGCCTGTTAAACGGCACTGGACTAGCCGCGGGCGCAGAAGCAATTGGAGATATTGCAGGTGCTGTTTCAAGTTTTGGGGGCGATGCGGCCGCCAATGACTGGCGTGTAAGATTAAGTTTGGCCAACTGGACTAGCTTCAAAGGTAGCCCTGTGTTAAAACCATTAAAAGACGCTGGTGGACTCATTTTCCCTTATACTCCAGAAATAACAATACAAAGTAGTGCTTCATATAGCAAAATTGATACGGTACACAACAACTATACCTTTCAATCATTCAAAAGTAGCGACCCTGGATCGATAACAATTACTGCACCATTCAACGTTGAAGATGCTACACAAGGATTATACTGGATTGCCGCGGTTCATTATTTACGTAGCCTTACCAAAATGTTTGTTGGAAATGATCCAAAGGCTGGAAATCCTCCTCCTGTGGTATTCTTAAACGGGTATGGTAACTATGTTTTTAAGAATGTTCCAGTAGTAGTAACACAAATGTCAGTGTCATTAAATTCACAATGCGATTACATTGGCGTTAATGTAGTAGGAAGTGCCGCAGGAGAAATACAAGGTATTGCAGGAGGCATAGGCGGCCTTGCAGATACCATAGGCGGATTTGGAGATCCAGGAGGACTACTGTCCAGTGTAGCTGGTGGTATAAGTAGTGTAGCTGGAGCAGTTGGTAATATTGCTGGAGTTGCAGGATCGCTAGGCCTAGGAGGGCAAACTAGTGGTGGTGTAACACACGTACCAACTAAAAGTAGCTTTACTGTAACACTAGCACCTATCTATAGTAGAAATAGTGCTAAGAATTTTAGTCTTGATAGATTTGTTCAAGGCGGTTATCTAAACAGCCCATTCGGATACATTTAACATGGCCAACTATTCAAACACAAGTCCTTGGTATACTACAGAAGTCACAAATAATTATTTGGACGTACTGGCTATTCGACCTGTCAGTGCATCTGCAGACGATATTTTATATACAATAGATGCAAAATTTGCCTATCGCCCAGATTTATTAGCATTTGCTTTGTACGGAAATTCTAGCCTATGGTGGGTCTTTATGCAACGTAATATGGACGTACTTCAAGATCCTGTTTTAGATTTTGCTCCAGGCACACAAATTTATCTTTGCAAACTAAGTGAATTAACATCTGCGTTAGGACTATAACATGAGTGACTTTTCAAACCTAGTTGACTCTGCAACTACTTCAGTATCTAATGCCGCATCATCTGCTGTAGATTTTGTTAGTTCTGGAGTAGCAGGTGGATTATCTGCCATAGCAGGCGCTGCCGGTGGACTTGTTTCCTCGCTTACGTCAGGCATTAAACCATTAAGTGGAATCAAATTACCTTTAGCTAATCCTTTATTTGCCTATGCTAGTTACGATTATATTTTAGGCATTGCATCTATTACTAATGAACAGTTGAATAATCCAGATAAAGGTTATATGGGTAACACTTCCAAGTTTGATTGGATTTGTAAATCAGCTAACATAGATCCCGGCAACCGAGTACAAACTGCCTTTGGAAAATTTGATTTCTATATAGACAAATTAGAAATTAATTCTAGCATGGGCATGGAGGGTAACAGTTCGTCAAACATGCTGAACATGTCGTTTGATATCATCGAGCCTTACAGTATGGGTATTTTTTTAATGGCAATTGAAGAAGCCGCTTGGAAAAATAAGCATGACAATTATACAATGGCTCCGTATTTGTTAACTATTGATTTTAGAGGCAACACAGAAACAGGAAAAATTTCCACTATACCTCAAACTAGTAGAAAGATTCCTTTCAAATTTTTGAATATCGAAATGACAGTGAACGAACACGGGTCAGTTTATCATTGCGAATGTACAGCAGCCAACGGAGAAGCACACAGCGCACACAACAGTGAAATAAAAACTGATGTAAGTGTAAAAGGTATTACTGTACAAGAAGTTTTGCAAACAGGAGAAAAAAGTTTGCAAGTGGTTATCAATCAACGACTAAAAGATCAAGTAAAAAAAGGTATTGTAAAAACTCCTGATCAAATTTTTATTCTTTTTCCCAAAGATATTTCTTCTTCGGCAGCTGGATCAACACAGTCAAAGGGTGAAAATTCGTCTGGAGCAACTATATCTACATCAACAATGTCTGCAATCACACAGCAATTACATTTGGTGCAAAGCAAAGTTCCAGGCAACAATACATTTGTACAAGATCCTGCCAATGTGAACGAACTTGGCAAAGCCAAAATGGGATTTAGCGACACTAGAAAAGGTGATGCACCTGTGGGCAAAGACAACAAGGTAATTGACAGTAAAGGCAATGTTATACGCAGTAACAATACTGTAGATCCTAAAATTAGTGACATTAGGTTTAGCCAAGATACTGATATACCAACAGCAATAAATCAAGTATTGTTAAACAGCGAATATGCATCCAGCGCACTAGGCGAAGCACAAGTAACTAAAGACGGTATGAAAGTGTGGTGGAGAATTGACACACAAGTTTTTATTGTCAGCGATAATTCTAATGAAAAAACTACAGGTAGACAACCTAGAATTATAGTGTACAGGGTAGTGCCCTATGAAGTACATTCTACTAAACTTATGGCACCTAATACAAAAGCTTCAGGGTTTACTGAACTTAAAAAACAAATTGTTAAAGAATACAATTACATCTATACTGGAAAAAACGTTGATGTTATAAGATTTAATTTAAGTTTCAAAACTTCTTTTGCAGCCATAATGGGAGCAACGGCAATAGATCAAACAGCCGATGCAAAATTAGCCGACTCAGACAGTGCCGCAGAACCTAAATTAAATAATTCTAATCCTTTGCCAGATGGACAAAAAGCTCAAAAAGGAACAGTTCCGTCACAAGTTAGATATACTGGCACTAAAACAAAATCAGATAACAAAGGCGGCGGTGGACTTGAAACTCCTAATACCCGTGCGGCTAGACTATTTCACGATGCTGTAAATGATCAGTCAGCCATGCAACAGTTAGAGATGGACATAATAGGCGATCCTTACTATATTGCACAAAGTGGCAACGGCAATTATACAGCTAAACCAAGTCAATACAAAAATCTCAATAGTGATATGACTATTAATCATCAAAATGGAGAAGTGCATATCGTTATTAATTTTAGAACACCAGTTGATTTGAATCAAGCTACTGGTTTATATGACTTTGGAAAAAGTACAAAGAGCGCACCTGTATTAATGTGGAGTGGATTTTATCATCTATTAACTGTTACAAGCAAATTTGCTGGCGGACAATTTACACAAACGCTTAAAGGCAATCGTGTACCAAGTCAGGAATTCAAAGGTACCGGTTCTGCATCAAATACATTTAACGTTAACGTTCCAGAAAAAGCCAAAGTACAGGAACCATCTAAATGATGAATGAAGATTATTCCTCACAAGGAACGGAACCAAAACCAGGCCCGTTTTTAGCAAAGGTTGTCAGCAATCTTGATCCTACCTACATGGGTATCCTTGAAGTTGAAATTTTAAGACCCGTAGGATCAACTGATAGTGAAACACAACTACATCAAGTAAAATATCTAAGTCCTTTTTATGGCGTAACCAGTGTAGATTTTACTGGACCTAATAATGATTATCAGGATACACAAAAAAGTTACGGCATGTGGATGGTACCACCTGATGTAGGTACTATTGTCATGATAATGTTTGTCAACGGAGATCCTAAGCGAGGTTACTGGTTAGGGTGTGTAATTGATGACACAATGAATTTTATGATTCCAGGTTTGGCTGCCACACAACAAGTAGTGGGCGGTGCAATAGACACCAATTACGGCAGTGCTAGTCGAGTGCCAACTTCTGAATATAACAAAGCGGCTCCAGACAGTGCCACTACAGGAGATCCTGAAAAAAATCTCAAACCCGTTCATCCCTTTGCACAGATACTAAAAAACCAAGGATTGTTGTTAGATGACATTCGTGGAATTACTACCAGCAGTGCTAGAAGAGAAAGTCCTAGTATGGTATTTGGTATTAGCACTCCTGGCCCAACAGATAAGCAAACAGATGCAAAACGTGCAGACGTTGGTAAAGCAGAGTGGAAAAGATTAAATGCTCCAGTAAGTAGGCTGGGCGGTAGTACATTTGTTATGGATGATGGAGATGCCAACTGGCTTAGAAAAAAAGCTCCTACGGATGGTCCTCCAGAATACGCCAGTATTGATAATGGTGATACAGACGGCGATGTTACAAAACCTGCCAACGAACTAATTAGGTTACGTACAAGAACTGGTCATCAGATATTAATGCATAATACTGAGGATTTAATTTATATTACCAATAGTCGAGGCACTGCTTGGATAGAATTAACCAGTGATGGTAAAATAGATATCTATGCTCAGGACAGCGTAAGTGTTCATTCTAGTAACGACTTAAATTTTTATGCTGATCGAGACATTAATTTTGAAGCAGGCCGCAACGTTAATATCAAAGCCGCAGAAAGATTTCAATCAGAGTCGGGCAAAGATTATAATGTGATTGTCGGAGGCGATGGCAAACTTACTATTACTGGAAAATATGATGTTCATACTGGCTCTAGTAACAAATTTACATCAGGCGGAGATACGCATATCATGGCAGCCAATACTGCCATCGATGGCGGTAACATTAATTTTAATTCAGGTGTTGCAACCAGCGCAGCCAGTGCAACTGCATTGTCTACCATAGACAATCCAACAGAAACTGACGGTACAACAATTACAAGTATAATGGCTCGAATACCAACTACAGAACCTTATCCGCACCATGAAAATCTAGATGGGTCTTTGTTTAAGCCTGATGCTACTGATAGGGAAAAAGCCTCAGCTATCAGTGTTCCAAAATCTTGGAAAACATATACATCTTCGTCAGATACCTTCTTAAAAGGAAACAATTGATATGACCATTTATACTGTTCCACAATTACCACAAAATCAACCTAACAGCCCTGTCAAAACACAGTTCTACAGGGGCTTCAGTACTGTTAGCAAAGATACACAAAATTATGCACTATACGATTTTGCACTTATCAAGCAAGACTTGTTGAATAATTTCTTTGTAAGAAAAGGTGAACGTTTGATGCAACCTGAGTTTGGATCTATAATCTGGGATCTACTGTTTGAGCCATTGACACCTGATGTACAAAATGCAATATTAGAAAATGTTAACGAGATTTTTAACAGTGATCCTCGTGTTCAGGCAACAAATATTTTAGTTACACCTTATGATAATGGCATACAAATACAATGTGATTTGAAATATTTTCTATACAATTTGCAAGAATCTATACAATTGAAATTTGATCAAGACAACGGTCTGCTAGGTCCGGCATAAAATACGCACTTAATTTGTTTCAATAAATACAAGTACTAGGAAAAAATAATGAGTTCAACGGACAGACAAAATAATTTATTAGTGTCAGAAAATTGGCAAAAAATCTATCAATCTTTCAAGAATGCCGATTTTCAAAGCTATGACTTTGAAAATTTACGTCGTACAATGATTGAATATGTCCGTACAAATTTTCCTGAAGATTTTAATGACTATATTGAGTCTAGTGAATACCTTGCCCTAATAGATCTTATAGCATTTGTTGGTCAAAGTATAGCGTTCCGTGTGGACTTGAACGCCCGCGAGAACTTTTTAGAGTTAGCAGAACGCAGAGAAAGTGTACTACGCTTATCTCGTATGATTAACTACACTGCCCATAGAAACGTTCCAGCAAACGGCCTACTAAAATTCAGTGCAATCAGCACAACAGAAACAGTGTTTGATAGCAATGGCAGGAATCTATCAGGACAATATGTTACTTGGAATGATCCTAGTAATTCTAATTGGCACAATCAGTTTATTTCAGTATTAAATGCCGCATTGCCATCTACTCATCAATTTGGAAATCCTATAGATTCTGCTACGATTTACGGAGTTCCTACAGCACAATATAGATTTAATTCTAATCCAACAGAAGTGCCTGTTTATCCTTTTACAAAAAATATTGCTGGTCGTAGTATGAATTTTGAAATCACCAGTACTACATTCAAAAATCAAACTTACATATACGAAGAGCCTCCTAAAATAGGAAACGCCTTGGCATTTATATACTCTGATGACGGACATAGTGCAAGTAGTCCAGGCACTGGATTCTTTTTTAATTTTGTGCAGGGTACTCTAAATCAAAGTACATTTACAATAACAAATCCAACAGCCAATCAAACCATAGATATTAACACACAACAAATTAATGATACAGATGTGTGGTTATATTCATTAAATCAACAAACTGGTTTAGAAGACACATTGTGGACACAGGTTCCTTCTACATCAGGTAGCAACTCAATCTATAATAGTATTAACAATTCTATTAAAAATATTTTTAGTATAATAACTAAAGCACAAGATGCAATAAGTCTTTCTTTTAGCGACGGTACATTTGGTAATTTACCAATTGGAAATTTTAGAGTTTATTATAGAACCAGTAATGGATTAAACTATACTATCAATGCCAATGATATTGTAAATGTTTTGTTCAGCGTGCCTTATACATCGGCAAGCAACCAAACAGAAACGTTAACAATTAGTTTAAGTCTAGCAACCAGTGTAATAAATTCAGCACCTTCAGAGTCAAACGCCAGTATTAAGACAAATGCTCCACAGACATATTATACTCAAAATCGTATGATTACTGGCGAAGATTATAATATTAGTCCGTTGAGTGCTAATTTACAAATTGCAAAAGTCAAAGCAGTCAACAGAACTAGTAGTGGTATAAGTAGATATTTTGACTTGCTTGACCCTACAGGAAAATATAGCACAACTAATTTGTTTGGTGATGACGGGATCATATATCAAGAAACATACACCTATTCAACAAATTTTTCCTATGTAACTGATTTAGATATTCAAGGTGTAATTGATAATACAATTTATGATATATTAAATTCTCCTGATTTAAGAAATTTTTATTACGCAAATTTTTTAGATTATCTTAGTGTTAGTATCAATGCTGCCTGGACTAGCGTTACTATTGACAGTAATACAGTTAGCGGATTTATTAATGCCCCAGGACAAACTATTCCATATATTGTAGGATCATCTACTGCTACAGATTTGAAATATATTACTCCAGGATCTTTGATTAAATTTATAGCCCCTGCAGGACAATGTTTTAATTTAACTACAAACACATTGATAACATCTACAGTAAATTTTGTAGGAAATATTTCTGGTAATACGTTAGTTATAACTAATGTAACTGGTAATGTTGTTACCGGCATGTCTTTAAGCGGTGGAACAGTTGCCGCTGGAACATATATTGTTTCAGGATCTGGAACAACATGGATAGTAAACAAGTCTCAAACAGCAACAGCAACAACTGGATCAATATCAGCAGATAACACAGCCAATTATATATGGGCGCAAGTTGTTAAAGTAACTGACGATGGTACTGCTGGCGGTAGCGGAGTGTTGACTGACGGATCAGGACCAATCGTATTAGATAAAGTTATTCCATCGAAAGCAATTTTATCTCAGATAATGCCGCAATTTAATAGAACATTAACCCCGTCTATTATAACAGCAATGATTGATTTAATTAAGGCAAATGATAATTTTGGTTTGCGATACGATGCATTAACAACTACGTGGCAAATTGTCTATGCAAATAATTTGAATTCTGTTAACGCATTTAGTCTTGCTAACCAAGGCGATACAACGTTACAAAATTTAGATTCAAGCTGGATTTTATTGTTTACATCCAACACAGTACAATATACAATTAACACAAGAAAATTGCGTTATATATTTGAAAGCGATGCAGAACTGACATTCTATTTTGACTCTAATGTGCCAGTATACGATAGTACTTCTAGTTCTACAGTATTAGATACTGTTAAAATTCTTAGTGTTAATCCACAACCTGATTTGCCAACTCCTTTCACACAGGATCTTACTTGGCAAATTGTATCCGAATATTATGGACAAGATGGCTACATTGATCCTAAGAAGATTGTAGTTACCTTTGCAGATTCAACAGGCAGTGGAGTAGTAGATAATCCTCAGTTGTTTGTGGATATTGTAAGTCCATTAACAGGTGATGTTACAACCAAATATATTGTAGAAGAAAGATATACAATTTCTTCTGGCCAAGAAGATTACAGATATGTAGCCAATGATCCAATATTGGGACCTGTGATAGTATTGCCTTCACAAGGCAATGCTTCTTTTGCATCTTATGCGGACGGTACATATTTTTATTTTATAGATACTGCTACAGTTGTTAAACTAAATCTGTCAGGTGTACTAAAATTAGTTCCAACACTTGATTATAAAGTATATGTTGGTCGTTCTAAATTAAAATTTCAATATGTACACAGTGCAGACTACGACAGTAGAATAGATCCAGGATCTAGTAATATCATGGATGTGTATGTATTAACAAAAAATTACGATATTGCATTCAGACAATGGTTGTCATCAGGCGGCACGTTACCGTTACCACCAAGCTCTGATGAATTACATTCGTTGTTATCAACAAATTTAGATTTAATTAAATCTATATCAGATGAAATTATATATCATCCAGTCAGTTACAAATTATTATTTGGATCAAATGCAGATCCTAGTGTACAAGCTACCTTCAATGTTATGATCAACCCATCGGGTACTGCATCCAACTCTGATATTAAAGCAAGAATACTCACAGCTATAAACACATTTTTTAGTTTAGATAACTGGAACTTTGGCGACTCTTTTTATTTTACAGAATTATCTACTTACGTTATGAATCAATTAACACCTGACATTATTAATTTTGCTATTGTTCCAACACAGCCAGGATTATATTTTGGCAATTTGTTTGAAATCCAATGTCCTAGCGATCAGATTTTAATAAGCTCAGCTACTACAGATAATATAGTTGTGGTGTCTGGCTTTACTGGATCTAATCTAAAAACAGTAACACCTCAAAATACAAATTTTTCAAATAATCAATCGGTTACTAGCACAGCGTATGGGGGCAATTTGTAATGGCTATACCTTCTAAAAGAAATGGATTTAGTGTAAATTTATTACCTAAATTTTATCAGACCGACGCTAATAAAAAGTTTTTACAATCGACAGTTGATCAATTATACCGTCCAGGTACACTGACAAAAACTAGCGGATATATTGGCCGAAAAAATGCTAAGGCCAGTACAGGTGAAGATGTTTATGTCAAGGCTGCTGATTCAGTAAGACAAAATTATCAATTAGAACCTGCAATCACTATTAAAGATAATTTAGACAATGTAGTATTTTATAAAGATTATATTGATTATATTAATCAACTTTCAGTATTTGGTGGCAATACTAGTAACCACACTCGCTTAAACAACCAAGAAATGTATTCTTGGGATCCACATATTGACTGGGATAAATTTGTTAATTTTCAAAACTATTACTGGTTGCCTTATGGCCCTGAAACCATCACGGTATACGGGCATGAAATTCCATTAGAAAGTTCTTTTTCAGTTCAAGTACAAGCAGAAGGTTCCAACAACCAATACATTTTTACCCCAGATGGATTAACACCTAACCCAGTATTGCGACTATACAAAGGTCAAACATACACATTTTATATTGATAGTATTGGTAATCCTTTCAGTATTAAAACTCTAAGATCAACAGGCACAACCGATCGTTATATATTTCCAAATGCTATAGACAACTATGCAGTTGAATCAGGAACAATAACATTTGTGGTTCCAATTGATGCTCCATCAATACTTTATTATCAAAGTGAAACTGATATTAATCTTGGCGGAACCATACAAATATATGCCGCATCAGATGCTACATCTATCAATGTTGAATCTGAAATACTAGGAAAAGTTAATTATACGTTGTCTAACGGAACTCCGTTGAGCAATGGAATGAAATTAAATTTCAAAGGACAAGTATATCCAACAAGTTATGCTACGGGTGAATACTATGTAGAGGGCGTAGGCACTGCTATTAAACTAATCGATTCTAATACTTTAGAAATTATTGGAGCTTATACAACATCTATTAATGTAGAATTTGATCAAACACCGTTTGATCAAGAACCATTTGATACTGCTAGAGGATACGCAGGCAATTTAGATTATATATTAGTTAATCGAGCCAGTAAGGATCACAATCCGTGGAGTCGTTATAATCGATGGTTTCATAAAGATGTAATTTCTACAAGTGCTATGTATAATGGCAATAATCCGTCGTTAGATCAAACACTTAGAGCAAAAAGACCTATCATAGAGTTTTCAGCAGATCTACGACTTTTCAATTTTGGCACAGTTGCAACTGTGGATGTTGATTTAGTTGACAGCTTCACTACAACAGCGTTTGCAACTATAGAAGGTGCCGCTGGATATAACATCGACGGAGTTACAGTACAAGCAGGTATGCTGATATTATTTACAGCAGACACTGATCCACTAGTTGCTGGTAAAATTTTTCAAGTAGAATACATTGATGTGTTACATTTAGATACCGGAAGCAATCAATTGCATCTAGTAGAAGTAGCATCTCCAATGAAAGATCGAGTGGTGTTAGCACGTCAAGGCATTACTAATCAAGGAAGCATGTACTGGTACAATGGTACCAACTGGACAAAAGCACAACAAAAAACGTCAGCTAATCAGCCGCCACTATTTGATATTTACGATTCTAACGGATTTAGTTACGGCGACTCATCTGTTTATTCTGGATCAACATTTAAGGGAACTGCGTTGTTCAGTTATGCTACTGGTTCGGGTACTAACGATTTAGTTCTAGGATTTCCTTTACAATATCAAAATGTAAGTAATATAGGTGATATTGTTTTTAATTTTAACCTAGCAATAGATACTTTTCAATATAAAAATCTAAACACTAATTCACTAGAATCTAAAGCCATCGATGTAGGATTTTTATCCAGTTTAGATTATTCTAACAATACTATCTATTTGAACGGCTGGCAATTGTGCAAGACTAAAAATCTACAAGCCGCAATTAGAATCTATGATAATTCTGGATTAGTAAATAATTTTCCAGTTGATATCTATGACAATATAAACAATTTAACAGATCTCGAAGTTAAAATTTATGTAAACGGACAGAGACTTGATAAATCTTTATGGTCAATAGTTGCTAAAAACACATACTATCAGGTAGTATTAAACAAAGATCTAGCACCAACTGACATACTAACAATTAGAGCTTTTTCAGATCAACCAATAAATTCAAACGGATTTTATGAAATTCCGTTAAATCTACAAAACAATCCGTTGAATGATGATATTGGTAATTTTACACTAGGTGAAGTAATTGACCATGTCAACAGTATTGTTGATAATACAGCATCATTTTCTGGAAATTTTCCAGGAGCAAGCAATCTTCGCGATTTAGGAAACATAACACAATACGGTACAAAGTTTGTTCAACACAGTGGTCCTTTAAGTCTTGCAGTATATCATATTACAACAGAATCAAACAATGTTGTCAAAGCGTTGACACAAGCCAAAACTGATTATAGTGATTTCAAAAGACTTTTTATAAACACTGCCAGTTCTTTAGGTGTACATACTGATCCTGTACAATTTGTAGAATTAATAATGACAAAAATTAATTCTAACAAACCTAAAGTGGCTCCTTACTATTTCAGCGATATGGTTCCGTACGGCGCCAATGTTAAAACTGACCTGTCTGTAGTTGATTATAGAATTAAAAAATATCCGTTAAACAACACATTTAATTTAACAACGCTTTCAAATAAAGCAGTTGGGGTATATCTAAACAATTCACAATTATTATATGGAACTCAATATATATTTGATGACCAAGGCTTCATTGAAATATCATCGAGCGTGTCATTAAGTAACGGTGATATTATTACAACTATAGAATATGATAGTACAGACGGTAGTTTTGTTCCAGCCACTCCAACTAAATTAGGGTTATGGCCAAAGTTTGAACCAAGAAAATATCTTGATACAACACTGATTTCTCCACAAAATGTAATACAAGGTCATGATGGCAGTATTGTCTTGGCTTACAATGACTACCGAGATGATATACTATTAGAATTAGAAAAAAGAATTTTTAATAACATTAAAGTTGAATACGATCCAACAATCTTTGATCTTACAGATATTATTCCTAGTTACAATAGAGATACACCTTATTCTAAAAAAGAATTTGATAGTGTGTTATCTACTAATTTTTATAGTTGGATTGGGTTAGTCGGTAAGGATTTATCAACTCCATTGAATTACGATAGAACAAATAGTTTTACTTATAATTACTCGCTAAACTCTGCTCCCAACGGTACTTCTTTACCAGGCTACTGGAGAGGTGTGTATAAATGGTTGTTGGACACAGATAGACCTCATTTGTGCCCTTGGGAAATGCTAGGATTTTCAGTAAGACCGACTTGGTGGACAAAGTTATATGGAGACGCTCCTTATACTAGCGATAACATTCCTATGTGGACTGATATTGCAAACGGCGTAATAAAAGCACCGGGAGTTCCAGCAACTGTAAATGCAAAATATGTAAAACCATTTTTAATCAAACACATACCAGTAGATAGCTCTGGAAACTTAATTAGTCCACAGGCTTCCGGTTTAGCATCGGGCCTTGTGCAACCAAACATTGATAATAATTTTGTGTTTGGAGACGTGAGTCCTGTAGAAAATGCTTGGACCCGTAGTAGTTATTATCCTTTTAGTGTAATTTCAACTGCAATATTACTTAATCCTGCAAAAACTTTTGGATTGATATTAGACAGACATAATATTATTCGAAATCTAGCCAATCAATTGATTTATAAGCCAACTGGATTACGTATCAAACCAGCAGATATTATTTTACCATCAATTTATTCTAGTATTACTCGTGTACAAACAGCCGGCCTCGTTAACTATGTTGTAGATTTAATTTTTAATTATATTTTTAGTAATGACATAGCAGGGTATAATAGCTATTTGTTTGATTTGCAAAACATGACTCCTCGACTTGGATATCGTGTAGGAGCATTTACAAATCAGGCTCAATTTAATATATTATTAGAATCTAAAACTCCTAGTAGTACTGGTAACGTGTTTATACCAGTAGAAAATTATAAAGTTTTTCTTAATAAATCATCAACTGTAAAAAAATTAGTTTATAGTGGAGTTATTATTACCAAACTATCTACTGGTTTTGAAATTAAAGGATATAGTTTAACACAACCTTACTTTAATTATTATCAATATAATGGTTCAGGAGCCACCATAAATGTAGGCGGAATCAGCGAAAGTTATGCAGAGTGGACTGTTGGTCAACAATACATTGCAGGTACCGTAATATTATACAATGGAAAGTACTACAGAGCATTAGCTAATTTCACAGCATTAAGTACATTTAATTCTCAAGTACTAGCATCATTACCTTCATTGCCTATGACTGGAGGAGCTACAGCAACTTTGCGCAATTCATGGGATAAAGAAACAACTACAGTTGCTCCTTATGGTACATTATTTGCCACCGTGCAACAAGTAGTAGACTTTTTGTTAGGCTACGGTGAGTGGTTAAAAGATCAGGGATTTGTATTTGATAATTTTAATAACAACTTAGGCACTGTGTCTAACTGGGAAACAAGTGCAAGAGAATTTATGTTCTGGACTACACAAAACTGGAGTACAGGACACGACAAGTGGGAAGACTGGGAACCAAATAAATCTTACAAATACGCAACTATTGTTCGATATGACGGTGATTATTATAGTGCTTTACAAAATATCCCATTAACTAACGAATTTGAATTCACAAAATGGAATTTATTATCGGGCCTCAACGTAGAAGGCGCAAGTGTAATTAGTTTAAGCCCTAGTGCAAATACTATTAATTTTAATACAGTATTATCTGTAGTGGACAGTATTACTAACGGTTTTAATTCATACGAGATTGTTAAAGTTAATGGAACACCGTTTGATGTACAAAATCTTGATAGTTATAGACAAGAAAATACTGTAAGTTATACTCCAAGAAACAGTGACGGCATCTATGGTGCAAGTTTTTATCTAGTACAAAATGAACACGTAATTGTTATAGATAATAAAACAATTTTTAATGATGTCATTTATAGTCCAACAACTGGTTACAGACAAGAAAGATTAAAAATATCAGGCTACACCACAACCGATTGGTATGGTGGTCTTGATATCCCAGGATTTATTTTTGATAGTGCTGTTGTAAAAGAATGGCAACCTTGGCAAGATTATAATATTGGGGATATTGTAAACCATCACAGTTATTATTATTCTGCAAATGCGTTCATAGCTGGATCCGCTGTTTTCAATTCTTCAAATTGGAAAAAATTAGATAAAAAACCAACACCGGCTATTATTCCTAACTGGACTAATATTGCTACACAGTTTACAGATTTTTATAGCCTAGAAGTTGATAGTTTCGATGCTCCTCAACAACAAATGGCTCAGCACTTAATAGGATATCAAAAACGTCAATACTTGAATAATATTATTCAAGACGATGTTAGTGAATTCAAATTTTATCAAGGCATGATCCGAGACAAAGGTACTCAGAATGTTCTTAATAAATTGTTTGGTGTCTTAAATTCTGAAAATAAAGAAAGTCTAACTTTTTATGAAGAGTGGGCTATTCGAGTATCGCAATACGGTGCTAGTAAAGCATTTGAGGATATTGAATTTGTATTAGATCAGGCAAAATACAATATTAATAATCCTCAAGGAACAGTACTGATAAAACGAGTTGATCCTACAATAAATCCATTTATTATTCAACTTACTCCTAATGACATTTACGTCAAGCCTCACGGATATAATTCAAGACCTTTCTTAGAATTAAAGACAACAGTAGATTCTGAAAACGGTCCAGTTGCTATTAATCAGTTTTTAAGAAGTGCAGGTTACGTTGATAATACAGATGTATTTGTATCTATTGGCCAGTTAAAAGATCTAACAGGGCAGTCGGCATCTTCAATTGTTGTTGGATTAAGTTATAAAATTTCAACAGTTGGTACAACCGATTTTACACAAATAGGTGCTAGTGCTAGTACAGTTGGCACTACATTTGTTGCTACTGGAACTGGAACTGGAACTGGAACAGTGGTTTTAGATATTTCACAAATAAATGAAGGTGCATATTTCTGGTGTGCATTTGATGGTGCAAATAGTTGGAACGTTTATAGATTTACAGATATAAATTTGAATGTAACAAATGTAACTTACAACAAAACCACGCATACTCTTACACTAACAACACAATATGAGACATCATTGAAGGTTGGGACTTATATAGGCATAGGACAGTCTGAATCTATTCAGGGCTTTTATAAAATTGACAGTATTACATTAAACAACATTAATATTATAGCCCCTGGATTATCGGTACCTTCGCCTTTTACTGATTTAGATAATTTAACAGTCTATACATTGTTATCTCAACGTACTGGGTATATTGATACTATAGATAATATTCTTCCTGCTAGATTAGAAGATGGCAATATTGTATGGACTGATTATGCTAGTTCTGATATCAATAGCGGTTGGGCAACTTGGAAATATAAAAAAGTTTATCAATCTACTACGAAAAATTCACCTGTAGTTGGTGCCGGAATAAATTTTGCTCAGTTTATTGCTGTAAGTAAAAACGGAAATACAGCCGCGGTGTCTGTTGGAACATCGCAAATTGCCACTTATGACAAAGTGTCAACAGCAGTTCCTTGGACACAGCGACAGTTAATACAACCGCCATTCAACAGTGTAGGTTCACCAGCATCAGCAACCGTAATTAGTACCGCGGCAGTTAGTCCTGATGGAACATGGTTGGCTACTGGAAGTCCTACATCGGGTTCTTCTAGCACATACTATATTGGAGTATATTCTCCTGCAACTGTATATGCTGTTAACACTATCGTGTCTTACAACAGTATACTTTATCAAGCATTGTTCCCAGTGCCTGCCGGAAATACACCAAATCAAAACAGTGTTTTCTGGAATCAAATTTTTTACACACCTATATCTGATACATCCACTTACAATACTGGAGTAACAGCAAATGGTATGATAACGCTGTATCAAAAAGATGCAAACAATATCTATCAGATAGTTGATTCTATTCTAAGTCCAGTTATTTCAAATGAAAAATTTGGATCTGCTATTGTATTTGATTCAAGCAATATGTATGTAAGTGCTCCTGCCTATAACAATAACACTGGAAGAGTTTATCAATTTTCGTATACAACTACCCCGCAAGTAACGTCAATTTACGACGAAGTTAATAGTACAGGCACTGTATTAAAATTACAATCTACTGCTGGAATATCTGCTGGAATGATAATTTCTGGTAATGATATCTTTGGAAATTCTGCTTTTAATTCCGATCAAGTAGTTGAATATGTTCTTACAAGATTATTGTTTTCACCAGCTATAGACACAACTGGGAAAGAAGTAATTAATACTGTTTATAATACTAGTTCAACACAAATAAATGTTTCTAGTATCCTATCAGGCGCTACTGTTTCTCTATATAATAGTTCATATGCTTACAGTATTCCAAACTTAACAGTATCGTCAACAGGATTGACGTCAATTAACCAGTTGGTCACTACACATACGTTGTCTAGCGGTGGCGTTACTGGCACAAATACATTTATTTTAACAACAACTGTATCTGACATAGCTGTTGGATATCTCATTGTTGGTTATGGATTACCGCCAAGCAGTTATGTTGGCGCAATATCAAGTGTCGGTGCGCCCGCCAAAACACAAATTACTGTAGTAGATTCGCAAGGTGCATCTAGGGCTATACAAAATTTTATAGCAACAGGTACTGGAACGTATGCTTTTTATAAAATTATAAATTACAATTTTGTTGAAATAAAAGGTCAAAAAGATCTTGTAACTAATTCATCGACCTTACCAATTACTCGAGTAACATTTGGTAGTACAAGTTTTCCTAACGGAGATCCTACTTTAACCTTTAATATAAGTTCTACATACGTTCAGAGTAGTAAAGCTGTAATTTTATCATCTGCACCTGATTTAACTCCAAATGGAAGTTTAACATTCTCATCAGTTGGATGGTCATATACTCGATCATTTGCTGGCGATACAGTTAATAGTTATTTTGGATCTCAGTTAGCATTGAGTCGAGATGGTAGCACATTAGCAGTGTCAGCAATAGGCGGTTCTGTAGGAAAAGTTTATGTGTATCAAGCAGGAGTCTTAATACAGACCTTGACAGGATTTTTACCAACATTCGGTCAAGGAATTACAGTATCAGATGATGGAACATATATTGCTGTAAGCGATAACACCACTGGAGTTTCTAATATAAATCAACGAGGCAGTGTTGGTGTTTATCAACTGTCATCAAACAACACGTATCAATTAGTTTCAAACCTAGTACCGCACACTCCTGAAACAAATGGAGAATTTGGTACTTCGATCTCCTTCATGAATGACTACAAGACACTAGCAGTTTATAGTCGTTATGGATCTAGTACAACAACAACTACTTTTGATAAAACTTCTGTAGCAACTACTTTTGATAAAAAATCTACCAATTTTATTACCACACAGATTGCCAGCGGACGGGTCGATGTGTATGATAGATATAATGTAAATTGGGTTTACAGTGAAAGTTTACCTCACACATTTGATTTTACTAGCGGCTATGGCCAAGGATTGTCAGTGGGCGCAAATAATATATTTGTTGGGGCACCACTATTAACAGTTGGTACAGCAGGAGCTCAGGGACTATTAACAATTTATTCAAAAGATCCAAATGCAGTATCGTGGACTATAGATAAAACACCTGTGCCTATAGCCGATGTATCAAAAATTAAGAAAGCATTTTTGTATAGCAGATCAACAAATAAATTATTAACTTATATTGATATAATTGATCCTTTACAGGGAAAAATTGCTGGACCTGCTGAGGAAGAATTAAAATATAAAACATTTTACGATCCAGCAACATATTCATACAGTAATGGATCTGCATCCGTAACAGTTAATTCTAGCGGATTCTGGTCTACAGAACAACAGGGACAACTATGGTGGAATCTGTCTACAACAAAATTTGTAGTTCCATATTTTCCAAATCCAATATATAGAAATAACACTTGGAATACATTGGCCACTGGCGCGAGTGTGGATATTTACGAATGGGTTACTACACCTTTATTACCAAGTCAGTGGGATGCACAATCATCTACACCTGCTGGACAATCACAAGGTATAACTGGAACAACGCTATACGGCGATAGTGCATATTCTGTAACTAAAACATATAATAGTGTAACTAAAACATTTAAGAATACCTATTACTATTGGGTTAAAAATAAAACCACAGTTCCAGATGTTCCAGGACGACACATTTCTGCTCAAGATGTTTCAAGTTTAATTTCTAATCCAAGGGGGCAAGGTTATACCTATCTAGCGTTGATGGGCACAGATTCTTTCAGTCTTGTAAATGTGTACGGTTATCTAAAATCAACAGATACTGTACTAGCAGTAGAATATTGGACTACAGATAAAATACATCAAAATATCCATAGTCAATGGAAACTAATCAGTGCAGATACTATTGTACAACTGCCAAAAACAATTAAAGAAAAATGGATCGACAGTCTATGCGGAGTCGATGTAACAGGACGAGCAGTTCCTGATGTACTGTTACCTCCGAAATTAAAATACGGTGTTGAAAATAGACCACGCCAAGGTATGTTTGTAAATCGTGTTGAAGCATTGAAACAATTTATAGAAGCAGTAAATTTGATTTTATTAAAAAATCAAATCGTCGATAATTATAATATTGAAGATTTGTATAAAGTAGATCCACCGCCAAACATTATATCTGGGTCGTATGACAAAATAGTAGATACAGATGCAGATTTGTCATACTCGATCAATTTGTTTATAAGACCCGAGTTGGCTCCTATCATAGTTAATGGTAGAATTACTGGTATTACTATTATTTCAACAGGGCGTGGTTATATTCAACCGCCTTATATAACTATTTCTGGTTCAGGTAAAGATGCTCTAGTAAGAGCTAATATTGATACTAATGGAAGAATACAATCTGTAACTGTGCTAGCAGGCGGAATAGGCTATGATGATTCGACAGTTGCCACTGTTCGAGACTATTCTGTACTTGTACGCAGTGATAGTCAAGCTAGTAATTCTTGGAGCATTTATTCTTTTGATCCTACCTATAAAGATATGACTGGTAGTATTGTAGGACGTTGGAGTCGATCAGCAACACAAGCATATGATGTAACGCAGTACTGGACTAAAGTTGATTGGTATGCCAGCGGATACAATCAGTTTACTGCGGCAGATTATTCTGTTCAATTATTTGTGGATTTGAATTTCTTAAATGCTCAGATTGGTAACATTGTAAAAGTTTCAATGGCAACATCGACACAGTGGATGTTGTTAGAAAAATATGCAAATTCTAACTCTGTAGATTGGACACAATCTTATCGAGTCGTTGGAATTCAAGCTGGTACAATTCAGTTCAATTCTACAGTATATCAAACAAGTTTCTCCGCAGTTGGCTATGATGCAGATACGTATGATACTGGTGCATACGATATCAAAGCCGGTACTGAATTGCGAATTATTCTTAGTACTTTACAAGATAAAATCCTAATTGGGGATCTATATAAAAATTATTTAGATTTATTTTTTAGAAGTATACGTTATGCACATAGTGAACAGCCTTATATTGACTGGGCGTTCAAAACTAGTTTTGTCAGAGCCACTCATAATGTTGGCGGATTTACACAACCTGTTTATTATCCTGTAGATAATCTTAGCAATTTCCAAGACTACATAGCTGAAGTTAAGCCCTATAGAACAAAAATTAGAGAGTATATAAGTCAATATACAAATACTAATACTCCTGATGTTAGTTCTACAGCAGTCACTGACTTTGATTTACCTGCTGATATTAAAAATAGTTCATTAAGTATTATTAATTCATTTGTGGTTGATGGAAAAATATCTTCAGATTCTCCAGAAGTTCAAGTGTACCCTTGGAAATTCTGGTTAGACAATGTTGGATTCCAAGTTATTGATTTGAAAATTGTTTCAGGTGGTAGCGGATATGTAACACAACCCCAGGTGATATTTACAAGTACAAGTGGCAGTGGAGCATCTGCGCAGGCGTTTTTTACAAATGGCGTTGTTAACAGAATTATACTGCTTACTAAGGGATCTGGATATTTAGAAGCTCCAACAGTATCTATAGTTGGAGGATTGAGTACGACCGGAACACCTGCAACAGTAGTGGCCATATTAGGCAATAGTGTTGTTAGATCCAACTTAACTGGAATTAAATTCGATCGTATCAGTTACAAGCCTTATATTTCTAAAATTGAAGAAACTATTGAATTACCGGGATCTGGATCTTTGTTATCGTATGAGTTACCGTGGCCACCAGATTTGCGTACTAACAAGTCTTCGATAACAGTATTGAATAAAAATACTAATCAAAGCTATCCTTTGCTACCAGAAGATTATTCGTTGTCTCAAATTAAAAATAAAATAAATGGTGAAACACAATACTCGGGAATTATAACTTTTGTAAAACCTCTTGCGGCAAATGTAATTGCTACCTTATCTTATGTAAAAGATACATCTGTATTAAATTCTATTGACAGGATCAATTTTAATTATAATCCTATCAGCGGAATGGTAGGTAAAGAATATAATCAACTAATGTTAGGTGTTGACTACGGCGGAACCATTGTTGGCAATTTAGGATTTACTGCTGGCGGTGGATGGAGTGAACAACCATACGGTACAGACAAGTGGGATTCATTTGATCCAACTTTTACTGATTATACAGTTACTGAACCCGCAGTTCCTACGACTTCAAATCCTATTAAAACAACATGGACGTTGCCATATGTTCCGGCTAGCGGAACTGCTATTAACGTTTACTGGGGTCAGTATACAGAAATTGTTGAATACGGCGACGGAGTGAATAAAATATTTCCGTTTAATTTCTTTTTATATCCAACAGTTTTCTTGGCAAACAATGCATCTGCACAAAGTTCAACAGTTCAAACAAAATATTCTGCAAATGCTAATGGTACTAATTATCCTATAAGCACCACAACTGTAGCTGTAGCAACGGGTGTAGGCGGAGCTTCCGGACAGTCTACTATAATAGTTGATTTTCCTTCTAATATTTTTGCCGGACAATTTGTATCAGGTATTGGTGTTCCTTATAACACTACAGTTGTATCAGTTACCGGAACTCAAATTATTCTAAGTAATAATCTTACTGTAGCCGCAGTTGGCCAATCCTACTCTTTCTTTGTATTAGGAACGGTTCTAACGCTTGGATCTACTTCTGGATTAACTGTTGGACTTGGACTTGTAGGCACAGCATTTAATACACAAACAATATCTAAAATAATAGATGCAACTACAATTATTCTCAATCGTGCTCCTGACATTATTCCAGTTGCCGGTGATGTTATTGCGTTTGTTACCAACGCTGCCGGAAGTAGTATATTAACAGTTAATAACACTTCGTTGATACAAGTAGGCGATTCAGTTTATACAACAAACACAAACTATCTAACGGCATTTGGAATTACAGTTAAAGTAAAAAGTATAGATTCAGCCACTCAACTGACACTTGATCAAATTTTATATCTAAATATTGCAGATGGTATTAACATAGTTTTTAGACGAGACCAATCAATTCCAAAAGATTTTACAAGTCCAACTAATGTTATTCAATTTGCTATTGCTCCATCTAGCGGTACAGAAGTGCATATAATTGGCCAATTTGATCCTATAAGAATAGATGCGGGGGATTATGATGATGTTTCTGGATCTAGTCCTACTAATCCTTATGCGGTTATGCAAACTATCTATGCTAACGGTCACGATGGTGTAGTATCAGTGCCGGCAGGTATAGCACACGCTAGTGATAGTTTTATATTTAGACAAGAAACTAGCGACGGTTCTATTGCTCCTGCAGATAGAGACACAGATATTTCTGGAGGAGATTTAGCTTATACCACAGCTAGTGGAATAGCGGCAGATGATATTATATTAGACGGTGACGGCCTAGTTACTCCAACAAGTAGTCCTGCTCCTGAAGAAGTTGTACCAGGACAAGTTGTTGATACTCTTGCTATTAAAGTTTTTGACAGACCATCACAGGGTTCTGCTCGCATAAAAGTAGACAATTATATTGCTGACGGATCTAGAACAAACTATACAATTGGTCAACAACCAGTTACAGTTAATAGCATTTTGGTTAAAGTTACCGGTACAAATGGTAATTTGGGTATTCAAACATTGAATACCGACTATACAATTGACTATGAAAACAGTGCCATTAATTTTGCAGTAGCACCTTCTAATAGCTCTATAGTAACAATCTTTAATATAGGATATGCTGGAGAAAATATTTTAGATTTAGATTATTTTATCGGCGACGGAATAACAACAGAATTTATTACCCAAGCACCGTGGCTTGATAATTTTACTGCTACTGTGTTTGTTGATGGTGTGCCAGCGCAAGTTCAGTATTTCCAAACAGACAGCAATTATGTATTAGTTAAATCTGTAGGAATTAGATTTATTAATCCGCCTGCGCTTAATACTGTAATCAATTATATTGTTGTTAGCGGATCAGAACAGACATTTGCCATCACAAATACTGAAAGGATTAGTACAAACGGATCGACTACATATCAATTGCAAAATTTAATTGGCAATTTATTACCAAATGAAACTTACATGATTGTAAGGGTTGACCAGCAGATTCTACCAGCCCCAGTTAATAGTTATTTTACAGTAGGAAGTAACCAATTTACTTATACGTTAAATTCAAATAAAATTCCTCCCTATTCAATCAATGCATCTAGCATATCAGTTTTGGTAGGAAATAATTTATTATTAGCAGGAAGAGATTATACTGTAGATTTAAGTGTAGTTAGCATCACAATTACAACTACCGCCTATACAGTGTATCAAGGAAAAACACTTGTAGTTAGTGTGCTATTACCAAACGGCTACACATACAATGCTAGTACAAGACAAATTACTTTTGCGCAATCCTATGATAGTTCTCATATCGTAGAAGTATTAACATCATATGAACATGATTCAGTTGACCTTGAAAGAACAGAAGTTATTGTTGAAAGTAATTCAACACTAGTAGCTAACAGTCCAGTCTATTACTCTATAACTGGAGTTTCGGGAGGATTAATTACACTTGAAAGATCTGTTATAGATGAAAATTATATATGGGTTACAAAAAATTCAACACTTCTAGTTCCAGGAGTAGACTACAGATTAAATGACGATAGAATTACAGTTCAACTGGCAATTATTCCTACTTTATCCGATGTGTTTGAAGTGTTAACTTATGGCACTAATGTGTTAACAACAGGAATTGCCTACGTACAATTCAAAGATATGACTAACAAAACATCGTTTACTCGATTAAGTTTGAAGAAACGAACAACATTGGCACAAGATTTATTATGGACAGACACTAGTATAGTACTGACAGATGCATCCAACTTCCAAGTTCCAAGTACAGATAATAAAATTCCAGGTATTATTGAAATACAGGGCGAACGTATACAATATTACGCAAAAAATGGTAATGTATTAAGTCAATTACGCAGAGGCATTTTAGGAACTGGAATTGCAAAATCAAATCCTGCTGGAACGTATGTTCAAGATATAAGTTCTAGTGAGACTATTCCTTATAAAGATACAATCACTGTTCAGACAATTATTGCTGACGGATCAAATTTTGTTTCTGTAGATTTTGTGCCAGTGCGCGGATCTACAACAGACACTACAGGAATATTAGAATGGTTTGCTCAGCGAGGTTATACATATATTGGTACATTTAATAATTCACAATCATACAATATCAATGATGTAGTAGTGTACAATGGCCAATATTATTATTGTACAACATTCGTCCCGCAAACATCGCTCAGAAGTGCAACCATCGATTACACTCCTGCAAATACAACCGTGAAAACTTGTTGGTCACTGTATGATACTATAATTCCTCCAAATTTTGGTCAATCAGACCAAATAGAAGTTTTTGTTGGAGGTTACAAAGACACTGCCGATTGGTCTAGCGGATCTTCATATGCGGTTGGAGATATTGTCAATGTTGGAAGTTATACATATCAATGTCAAGAAGCACATACAAGTGGCGCAACTTTCTTTGATGACATTACAGTAACCAACTTAGACGGCACAACAACAATAGAAAATTATTTGTATTTTTGGAAATTCTTTATTGGAAATATACGTTTGAAAAAACAACCATACAGTGTACATAATGTTAATATTGCCCCTTATAGTCCTGCGGGCGATGTTAGATTTGACGCAGATTTTGCAGTTGACGGCTCTAGTGCTCGTGTAAGATTGACTAATAAAGTAGACTTGGGCACAAGAGTCACTGTATATCAACGTACAGGAACAGATTGGGACGGAAAATACTCTCCAAATATTTTAGTAGATACTAGTGAAATAGCTCAATTTATTAAAGCTGAGCCGGGTATTTGGTATGCAGAGTATAATCAAATAAGTAATAAGACACTGGGTGCAAAGAGAGCTGTTGCTTTAACATTTGATGCACCTAGCACATCGTTCGATCAGGGCGATTTAACAATGGATCAAGGATAATAACATGGCTTTACAACTGATAAACACCGGAACAACCGTTGGAGATAAGACTGGAGATACATTACGTACCGCCGGCCTTAAAATAAATTCAAATTTTACTGAGCTGTATGCTAGTTTAGTAAATTCTTATACATTGCCAGTGGCATCGGGATCCAGACTAGGTGGTGTTAAGATTGATGGTACAACTATATCTATCAATGCTGGTGGTGTAATTAGTGCTAATTTTTCTAGTTACACCTTGCCAACCGCAAGTACAAGTGTACTAGGAGGAGTCAAAGTTGACGGATCAACAGTTATAGTAAACGGCGGAGTTATAAGTGCTCCTTACTCGTATGCTCTTCCTCCTGCGACTACTACTACATTAGGCGGAGTTAAAGTTGACGGATCAACCATTATAGTTAATCCTACAACTGGCGTCATAAGCGGAATTAGTAATTATTCACTACCAACCGCAAGTACAAGTGTACTAGGTGGAGTTAAAGTCGACGGATCAACAATTACTATTAGCAACGGTGTTATCAGTAGTTCGGGGAATAATTATACATTACCTACTGCAACAACTAGTGTATTAGGTGGAGTTAAGATTGATGGGTCAACGGTCACTATAAACAACGGAATTATTAGTTCAAATTATTCTTTACCTCAAGCAACAACAAGCACACTAGGCGGAGTTACTGTTGACGGTACTACAATTTCTGCAAGTGGCGGAAACATTTCTGCACTAGCATCTAATATTAGAGCTGTGGCTGCCGCTATGTTTACAGGTGGAACTCAAACCGGATTAACTTTTTCTTATAATTCTGGAACAGGATTGATGACATCCATCAACACAAACGGTGCCGGCGGATCTGGTATTACTGGTGTGACTGTTCAAAATTCGGGAACTACACAAGGTGTAGCAAGTGCAGTTACAACATTGAATTTTACAGGTACTGGAGTGACCGCAGGTGTATCAGGCGGTGTAGCTACATTAACAATTAATACAGGTAGTTATACATTACCTCAAGCAACAACTACAGTACTTGGTGGTGTAAAACCTGACGGTACAACAATAACTGCAACAAGTGGAGTTATTAGTAGCGTATTACCTACAGCAACAACAAGTGTGTTAGGTGGAGTCAAAATTGATGGCTCAACAATTACTATCAGTAACGGTGTAATTACAGCACCACAATACACACTACCCACAGCAACAACAAGTGTGCTTGGTGGAGTCAAAGTCGATGGCTCAACAATTACTATCAGTAATGGTGTTATCACATCTAATTATACAAATTATACTTTACCAACTGCAAGTACAAGTGTGTTAGGTGGAGTTAAGGTTGACGGATCGACCATTAGCATTGTTAATGGAACCATTACTGCTAATTATACAAATTATACTTTACCGATTGCAACAGCTACTTCATTAGGTGGTGTAAAACCTGACGGTACAACAATTATAATCAATCCTGTAACAGGGATTATTAGTAGTGCCAGTGCATACTCATTGCCAACTGCAACAACAAGTACCCTAGGTGGTGTTAAGATAGATGGAACCACGGTCACAATTAATAATGGTGTAATTAGTGCTGTACAGTCGTCTTATACTTTGCCAACTGCAAGTACAAGTGTGTTAGGTGGAGTTAAAGTTGATGGCTCAACAATTAGTATCGTTAGCGGTACAATTACAGCAAACTATACAAACTATACATTACCAACAGCAACAACTAGTATATTGGGTGGTGTCAAAGTTGACGGCACTAGTATTACAATTAACAACGGTGTTATTAGTAGTGCCAGTGCATACTCATTGCCAACTGCAAGTACAAGTGTACTAGGTGGAGTTAAAGTTGACGGAACCACGATATCAATATCAAATGGTATCATAAGCTCAACGCAATATACTTTACCAACTTCAAGTCCTACAGTATTGGGCGGAGTTAAAATAGATGGAACTACCGTTACAATTAATAACGGAATTATTAGCGCACCTTACACATACTCATTGCCATCAGCTAGTCCAACTACTCTAGGCGGAGTTTATATTCCGGTAAGTACTACTAGCGGTATCCTAAACACTAGCGGTACAATTGGTCTTGCCACTGCTAGTACTACACAGTTAGGCGGAGTCAAAGTTGATGGATCAACTATTACTATCAGTAACGGAGTAATTAGTAATGCGTATTCATACACATTGCCAACTGCAACTACAAGTGTGTTGGGTGGTGTTAAAATTGACGGAACTACAGTTACTATCAATAATGGAGTAATTAGCGCCGCACCAACATTTGGTGGAGCATTGAGTAGTAGAGCAACAGTAGCAACTACAACGTCAAGTTTGGCTGCCAATGCCGCTGCCACTGCAACAGTTACGGCCGCAAAAGGATATGCATTGTATAGTATTCAGGTAAGTGCAGGAGCCTGGGTATCAATTTACACTAGTTCTACAGCACAGTCAAGTGACAGTAGCAGAACAATCACAACAGATCCAACACCAGGTAGTGGTGTTGTAGCAGAAGCAATAACAACTACTGCAACTACAACTTATTTTACTCCTGCGGTATATGGTTACAATGCTGATGGAACTCCTAGCACAAACATGTATTTGAGAATTACAAATAATAGCGGATCAACACAGGCTATTACAGTGACTATAACATACTTAAAATTAGAAAATTAATATGACGTACACTCCTGCACATTTAATTCCTGAAACAGTAATAGATCCAGACACTGGCCAAACGCCATATGCTATTCCTGTCAATGGGTATCTTACCCCACCGCAAATAGCAACAGCATACAGTATTCCTACTGCTACTGGTTTAGGAGTTAAGATTGGAATTTTTAGTTTTGGCGGCGGGTTCCTTCAAAGTGATTTGAACAAGTCATTTAGTGATTTACAAACTGCTGGACTAATCAGTAGTAGTTATACAGTTCCTACAGTTAGACAAGTGCTGTTAGATGGTCAGACCGGTACTTTCAGTGTAAGTCCAGATACAGGCAGCGGAGAAAACACAGTGGATATCTATTGTGCGGCCTGTATGGCACCTCAAGCACAGATCACAATTTATATAGGCAATTACCTTTCTAGCATGGTGTCAGCCGCTATTGCCGATGGTATACATATTGTTACTATCAGCTGGGGAGGCAACGAATATAATAGTGACGAACAGTATCTTCAACAGTTGGCAACTGCAAAAATTACCTGCTTGGCGTCATCTGGAGATTACGGCAGTGTAGTAAGTCCTACATCGAATGCATTAGGAGTAGTTTATCCCAGTGCTAGTCCTTATGTGATATCCGCAGGTGGTACAAAACTAACACTCAATTCAGGCACTAATACTCGAGCTAGCGAAACAGATGACAATAGAGACGCAGGGTTTGGCACTACATGGGGTGGCGGTGGTGGTTTAAGCGTGTTGTTTAATTTGCCTAGTTGGCAAACAGGATTATACTATACCCCAATTACTAATGGTGTAACAGGCAGTCCAACAGCACTAAATGCTCGAGGACTACCAGATTTTTCAGCTCCCATGAATGCCTATGCAGTTTATGTAAACGGATCAATCAGCGGATATGGCGGAACCAGCTTATCTTGTCCAACTTTGGCAGGCATACTTGCTAGATACTTACAATTAACAGGAGTAAAAAGATCTGCTCCTGATTGGAATACTATTGCCTATGCCAACCCCAGCGCATTTTATGATATAACTGTGGGAACTAACAATACAAAAATAACCAGCGGCTATGCTGGAACTAGCGGATGGGATCCAGTAACCGGTCTTGGACCACCAATTGGAACTGCTTTATACAAAACAATACGAACAGGTACAGTATTTCCTAAACGTAATTATGGATTTAGATCTTCAACAGGGCCCACATATCCTAGACAGACTACCATTGCTAGATAAAACTAGCACATTATAAACATTGATAAATACAAGATAAAGAGAGATCACTATGCACAAGGACGCAACAGGAATTCATATAGAAGGGCACATTCATATATTTGACCCTACCACTAAAGAAACCTTCGTGAACAAACGTAACGCTATTCACTATGAGAACATGAGCGTGGCATTGGCTAATTCGCTGGCAGCCTCTGCTACGGGCGGATATGTTTATCAAATGGCATTTGGTAATGGCGGAACAGCAGTTGATCCTACCGGAATTATTACATATTTGACTCCTAATAGTACTGGCTCTAATGCTAGTTTGTACAGTCAACAATATGCCAAAGTGGTAGATCCTAACAGCGCAACCAATACTGATCCTACTAGAAATTTCACAGAAGTTCGTCATACAACCGGTACAACTTACAGTGATTTATTTGTAACTTGCTTGTTAGATTACGGCGAGCCAAGTAATCAAACAGCATTTGATGCTGTTAATAACAACAATAGTACATTTACTTTTGATGAATTGGGATTAATTAATCGTAATACAGGTGGAACACCTTTATTATTAACTCACGTTATTTTTCATCCAGTATTAAAAAGTCTAAATCGTCTAATACAAATCGATTATACAGTTAGGATTCAAAGTCTAACTGGTTTAGTATCAGTATAAGGAGAATTATATGCCATATCAAATTCAATATACTGACTCAACTAATCCAAATAAACCAGCCATTGTAGTAAATGATGGCACTGTCAACAATACAGATACTAGTCTTGGGTTTGTGGGACAACAATATCCAGGTTATGGTAGCATTATTGCTACTGATTTTTTACACCTGTTAGAAAATTTTGCCGCACCAACTAGTCCTGCCAATCCTATACAAGGTCAACTTTGGTATGATACTGCCACAAACATATTAAAATTATACGATGGAACAACATGGACAACTGCTGGTAGTCTTAAAAAGAGTGGCTCTGCTCCTGCGGTAGCTAATAGTCTAGCAGGAGATTTGTGGGCAAATACATCTACCAGTCAGCTGTATATATTTTCTGGATCTAACTGGCTACTAGTTGGACCTCAATTTAGTACAGGTGCTCAAAGTGGTCCAATTGCAGAATCTATTATCGATTCTGACAATATTGCTCATACTGTTGTTAGTATCTATGTAAACAATACAAGGATTGCTATTATCAGCAGTGATCAATTTATTCCTAAATCTACAATTAGTGGATTTAGTACTGTATATAGAGGTACAACATTAACTACTATAACATCAGATGCGGCACCGACAAAATTCTGGGGTACTGCACAAAAAGCAGATGCATTATTAGTTAATGGTAATACAATCTCAGCAAGTAACTTTCTAAGTACAGAAGGTACAACAACAACTACAAATACTATCCTTAATATAAGATCTGATGCAGGTTTAACTATTGGATCTAATAGTAGTTTTATATTAGATATTGAAGCGGCTACTCCAACAATTAAATCGACATTAAGTGGTTCTGGTATCAATTTTAATCTAACAAACAACGCTAAGGTTAATACTGTATTAAGTGTTAACGCTAACGGACAGCTTGGTGTAGGCTATGGTAATACAGCCCCAGTTAGTACATTAGATGTAAAAGGTACAGTAACAATTAAAGATGATACTGTAAATAATATTCCAGGATATCTTAATATAGTTAGCACCATAGATAGTTCTTATACTCCAGGCACATTATTTACAACTGCTACAGGCAGTATTGTTACACAAGGCGGCCTTGCAGTGGCTAAAACATCAGTGCTAGGCGATGATGTAACGTTTAATGGCCAGCAATATTTTAATTGGTATGATAATACAAATGCACCTAAAACAGGTTCAGTGTTAACTCCAGGTTACAGTACCAGCCCAGCAGAAGCTGTAAGCCTTGGTATACCGTATGTGCCAAGTGGCGTGTATGATATTGGAACAAGTACAAGAAGTTTTAGAAATATCTATGCAAACAATTTTGCAGGAAATTTTAGTGGAACTTTTACTGGAACACTAGCAGGTAGTATCAGTGGCAGCGCAGCCTCATTAGCAAGTCCTACGGTTTTTAGTTTAACAGGCGATGTTACTAGTAATCAGTTAAGTTTTAATGGACAAAGTACTACTGGAACTGCTATATTTTCTACAAAAATAAGTCCAGACTTTATTTTTAATCAAACTAAAGCAACAGACTCCTATGCAAACGACAATCTTTTAGTTTATAGATCAGGTCAGGGTTTGCTAAAAATGGAAAAGGCAACGTTGTTGGCGCATGTGGCTACAATACAGACAGGTATGATCTTTCCATTTGCCGGAACAATTATTCCAACAGGATATTTATTATGTGATGGTGCAGAAGTTTTAATCAGTCAGTATGCAGATTTATATAATAAAATTGGCTACACCTATAAAGCTTCTAGTTTATTAAAAGGTCTTGGAACTTTTGCACTTCCTGATCTACGTGGACGTTTCCCATTAGGTGCAGATAATATGAATAATGGAATTCAAGTGCCTAGCAAAGACGGATCAGGTACTAGAATTACTACAACGGTTGATTTGAATGGCAACACTAGCGGTACTGCCAATCGTATAGCAGATATTTCTGCTAAAAATATTGGATCTGGTAATAGTACAGCAAATGGTACAGTAACACTTATTGCTTCTAACCTTCCTGATCACAATCACAGTTTGAATGATGGCACTAGTCAATTTTATGCAGTCAATACTCCTAGAGAAGCTCCGGATCCACATGCCATTGGTAGTGTAGGAACATCCGGTACAGGTACAGTTGGTTCAGGAATTTTGAATACAGGTAGTGTAGTGGGTGCAACTGGCATCCCAGTAGGTATCATGAATCCCTATCAAACAATAAATTATATAATCTTTACAGGTGCAATATAATGAGTTATCAACTTTATCTAACAAACGGCACACTAAAATACACTATTCCTGACGGAATAATCAAACAGGGCGTACTCGATATTGCATTGATTGGTAAAAATTCAACAGGGTATGGTGTTTTTCTAAATGACAATTTTACATATCTATTAGAAAACTTTGCTAATACTACACAACCTAACAATCCATTGACTGGACAACTATGGTACGATACTGGACAAAACAGATTAAAAGTATATAACGGCACTACATTCGCAGTTACGAGTGGTACTATTGTTTCAAATTCAGTTCCTAGCAGTATAACATCTGGCGATTTATGGATTGATAGTGCTAACGGACAATTATGGTTTAATGACGGCACAGCAACAACACTGGCAGGGCCAGTCTATACTCGAGGGCAAGGCGTTAGTGGTTTTAACGTAGAAACTATTATTGACGTTAACGGTGTATCACATACTGTTGTTGTGCTATATGTTGGCGCAACTATTATAGGAATATACAGTAAAGATAATTTTATCCCTGCCAGTACTATTCCTGGATTTACCAGTACTGCGACTTTTGTAGGATATCAAGTTGCTAACGTACTTACAGTTAAATCTGTAACATCTGGAACTATTGTAGTAAATCAAACACTCAGTGGCGCAAATGTTATTGCAAACACTACAATTACAAACCAAACCTCTGGAACAATTGGCGGTGCTGGAACATATACTGTTAGTACAAGTAATATTATTGGTAGTGCTAATTCTCCAATAACCATAATTGCCACAAGCGATATTATTAAAATTGGATTTAATACTGGATCTTATCCAGGTATTATTTACAGTGGTCTAGTAAGTCAAGCTCAAAGTTTATTAGCCGCAAACGGTAGTCTAAAAACAGCAGAAAGTTTCTTAACTACTAGCGACAATAATACTACTAGCGGAACATTGAGTATACAAAATAACAATCCACTAGTGCTTGGTGCGGCATCGAACATGTCGGTATTAATTGATTCAAACTCTAATACATTTACCCTAAATTCAAATGCATTAGGGCAAAACTTTGGAATCAACTTAAAAAACAGCACAGGCACGTTGTCTAATAGTTTGTATATTAACACAAACACTCAGCGTGTGGGAATTTATACAGCTAATCCAACAGCCATGTTAGATGTAGCTGGCGATGTTATAATTGAAGGCAACTTAACAGTATTGGGAACTACAGAAACAATAAGCAGTACTGTCGTTACTATAGCTGATAAAAATATCGAACTAGGCAAAGTGGCTTCCCCAACTGACACCACAGCTAGCGGCGGTGGTATTACATTAGATGGTGCAACCAACAAACTTATTGCATGGAATAGTACAGCAAACACTAGTAGTGCTAGTTCTAACACAGGTTATTGGAATTTTTCAGACTTTATTAACGTTGGAACTTCAGGATCTGGCGCAGGATATTATCTTAATGCACAGCCAGTAGTTACAGTTAATTCTGGTAATACACAATTCAGTTTAGGAACTAATGTTACTGCGGCACCTGGTGTAGTTAGCGTTGGTACACTGACTAGTCTAGCAGTATCAAATCTTAGTATTACCGGCAGTACCATTGCCTACAACAGTATTCAAGTATCTGGAAATATTACTTTACAACCAAAAGGATCAGGATATATTGGAGTATCCAGTGCGCAAATTAAGAATATAGCAGACCCTACTGATAATCAAGATGCCGCTAGTAAGAACTATGTAGATACAGCTATTGCCAGCGCATCTTTAGGCATTGGGTTAGTTACCACTGGGTTATCTGACGCTGAAATTGGTACAAATTTGTTACAAAGAATATTTCCTCCAGGCGAGCATCGACCAAATACTCTTTGTAGGGTGCAATGTAGTAATGGAGTCATTAAACTTTATGCACTACAAGCAGGTGTTTGGACATGGGAGCTTGATTTAGCGTAAAAATTTTAACGTCTAAAACTGCATAAATACAAGGAATAAGGAACGACACGATGTCATATACGATTACTCATTATAATGGAACATTACTAGCAACAGTTGCAGACGGTACAGTTGATACCAGCACTGATTTGACGCTAGTAGGTAAAAACTACGCTGGCTATGGACAAGCTCAAAATGATAATTTTGTGTGGTTGCTGGAGAATTTTGCCAATACAACACAGCCTCCACATCCATTGGCTGGACAAATATGGTTTGATAGTACTCCTGGTGCAACTAAATTAAAGTTTTTTGACGGTACAAATTGGAGAACAACAGGCGGAGCGGCAATTGGCCCAACAAGTCCTACTGGTTTAACAGTTGGTGACTTCTGGTTTAATACTACTACCAATCAATTATTTGCATATACAAGTGATCCAGTAACTCCTTACAAATTAATTGGCCCACAAGGCGTGGCAGGCGCAGGCCTTACACAAATGCAGTCTACAACAGTGCAAGATACTAACGGTACGACTCATGCAATTATACAAGCTATTGATAATAATCAAACAATTTTTATTATAAGTGCAGATCCTGCGTTTACACTTAACAATTCTATTAATTCTATTACAGGTTTTGGACGTATACAACAAGGTATCACCCTAGCATATACTGATAGCAACGCAACAGGTGCAGTGGCTGGAGTGACAAATCCAAGTGTTAATCATAGATTTTGGGGAACAGCTACAAACTCTGATAAATTAGCAGGACTATCGGATAGTGCTTATGTAAAAGCCGCCAGTCCAGTATTCACTAGTATTGTGAATTTTCCACAGGGCTATACAGTTGGATCTGGAACTCCACCATTAAAAGTTTTTACAAATGCAACCAGTAATAATCCTACAGTGCAAGGAACAGTAACCGATACGATAGTATTTCAAACAACAAGTGCTAGTCAATCTTTACTATATCCTCTTAGCATTAAGGGATCAGATCTTCTTCCAGGAGGAAGTTCGGCAGGAAATCCTTTTAGTAGCGGAGTAAACAATATTGGTAGTTCTACATATCAATGGAACAATGTGTATGCTATTAACTTTTTAGGTACAGCTACAAATGCAAATAATTTGAATCTAAATGGAACTTTTGTTTCAGCTAGTACAGCAAATGTGGCTAGTACTATTGCCGCCCGCGATGCTACTAACACAATTTTTGCTACAACATTTAATGGTACAGCAACTAGCGCAGACTATGCTGACCTAGCAGAAAAATATCTTTGTGATAAAGAATACGAAGTAGGCACGGTTGTATCAGTGGGCGGAACACAAGAGGTTACAGCTTGCCGATCAGGAGATCGTGCGTTGGGTGCAGTTAGTGCAAATCCAGCATATATGATGAATCAAACTTTGAAAGGCGGATTGTACATTGCACTCAAAGGTCGAGTTCCAGTTAAAATCAAAGGCCCAGTTAGTAAAGGTGATAGAATTATTGCAGAATCAACTGGTTGCGGAGTAGCTATTAATCATGGTCATCAAGATGTGTTTGCTATTGCACTTGGATCTAGTGATGATGAAGAAATCAAATTAGTTGAATGTATAATATTATAAGTAGTTTATGACAATAGAAAAATATTCACCAGACCAACCGTATCCAGTAGGCACTGTGGTGTCAATAGGTACAAGTTCAGAAGTTACAGCCTGTAACATAGGGGACTTGCCTGTAGGTGTAATTATTGAAATACTGGAAGACGGTGTTAATGTAAAATTATCTGGTCGTGTAAACATGCTAGTGGCTGGAGCTATTGCACAGGGTACTAAAATAGTAGCAGGTGTTGGCTACGGAGTAGCTATAGATCCAACTTTTGGTGTAAATGCTGATGTATTTGCAGTAGCTATGCAGGACCAATTAGACGGTAGTGGTGTACATTTGATTGAATGTGCTTTGATATAAGGAAAGAATATGGCAGTATTAACAGGCGCAAAAATTTATGCTAGTGATTACAATGTGTTGCAGTCCACAGTTAGCACTATTATGGGTGTTGGCGCCGGCATTTACGGATACAATCAAACAGTAAACAGTAATCAAATAGTCGCAGTTGGTGGAAAATATCCTCCAATAAAATTATCAGATTGGATAGCACTTAGAACTGACATTGTAAATGCTTATAATCATATTGGTACCCCAGGCAATTTAACAATTCCTACAGTGCCAACCAACGCAAAAAAAGTAACAGCTACCGATTACAATAATTATCTAGCAATATTGAATGCCACCTATGCGGCATCAACTACAACTCCTCCAGGAGGTCAAGCTAGTTTACAAACATTGTCTATTGGAACAAGAACAACTGCTTGGAACGGCACAGTAACGCACAATATAACATTAACATGGCCTGACAGAAATTCGGCTAGAGGATTTTTTAATGCTGGCGGACAGATCCGTATGAGTGCTAGTTTAAGTGGTTATCCAGCAGATGGCAGTGCTCAAAAAAATGCAGATTGGGCTAAATTATTAAGTGATATGGGAACCATTACTTTAGGTTATGGCGGTGTATCCAGCTCAGGATCTTATACAACTATTAGTGCAAGTACTGGATTTTATCAATTAACAACTACTAGCACTCAGGTATTTCAAAAGGGTGCATCAACTGTTACATATTTTCCTAATCAGTATGACATTTATTTAAGCACTAGTTCTGACGGAAGTGTTTTGAATGTATCTATTGCGTTCAAAGATCTAGCAGGCGGAAATCCTAGTGTTGACGAAAATGTGGAAGGAACTTTGACCAGTACAGTTCAGGCGTATTATTCGACCGGATCAAACGTTCAGTCAGCATTACCTAGCGTCCTAGCAACTGGGCCGTAAATTTACAACCACTAACCATGTGGTTATAAATAAACTGAATTTATTAAAAGGCACTTATGGCGGCAACCCTTACATCATTTCAAGGTTATATTAGTAACGGTACTAGCGGAACCGCAGGCACCATTTTGACAGTAACTTCTACCCCTACTGCCACAATAATTTTAGGAATGGCTGTAACCGGCACATCCGTAGTTTCAAATACCCATATTCTTGCATTTATATCAGGAACTGGCGGAACAGGAACATATACTGTTAGTAATAGTCAAGCCGTTGGAACATCCTCTACTCCGTCAACTTTTGCAGGAAGCACTGCGGCTGTAATCACTGCCGCTGATTATAATTACATTCAGGGAATAACAAGTAAAGTTATGGGAACTCCTTCCGGATCTTTACCAAACCCGTACGGATATAATCAAACTTTGTTAGCATCTTCAACTCTAGCGGCCGGAACTACACAAATTACAGCAGTACAGTGGAATAATCTTAGAACAGATTTACTCAACGCCTACACTCACCAAGGGAGTATTGGTTCTTTACCCAGCCCAAGCGTAGCAACAAAAGCAGGTGCAAATGCAGGTGGATCTATCAATGCCGCAGACTTTGCCAAATTTCTTGCGTTAGCTAATTCTATCAATAATAATCCCTTGGCCATTGCCGCTTCAGGACAAAGTAGTTTAGTTTCCATTGCAGGAAGTCCAACAGCTAGCAATACAACACCATGGAAAACTCAAGCTACTCATACATTAGTATTGACGTGGTCTTCAACAGACGCCTTGAAGGCATTTTTTAATTCAGGCGGGTACTTTACATTTTCAGCTGGATTAACTGGTTATCAACCTACAGACCCGGGCTATGCCAAATCACAAGACTGGAACACACTATTAACAGCTTTGAAAACTGTAACATTTAATTACAACAGTACAAGTTGTAATGGTAGCTACAATAGTATTTTATCTAATACAGGTTTTTATGGGTTAACCAGTGGCCCAGTAACCTTGTTAAATAAAACTACAGCAAGTCCTGCATATACACCAAATCAATACGATTTAATTGCAAGCACAAGTGGTTCGGCAATTACTTTTAGTATTCAATTCCAAGACCAATCAACGGTATCGGGACACAGTCCAACTTACGGTATTGATGAATATGTTACTGGTACATTGACCAGTTCGGTCCAAGCATATTATGCTAGTGGATCAGCAGTAGCCGCTACTCTTCCGACAGTGACTACAAATAGTTTTTCAGCTTCTTAATACTCTAATAGCTTGACAAGCTAACTACTGTAGTGTTATCATAGTACACTACGGAGTTTAATATGGATGAAAGAATTGAAAAAGCGTTTGCAGTGGCTAGTTATATGGCCACTTTGGCTAATCAAAAACGCATAATTTTAGAAGAATACAATCAAAAACTAATTTACTATATTGATGGTGCAACATTCAAAATAACACCGGACTTAATTAGTTTTGTAAGTACAATGGCTGACAGGCCTTTTGATTTAATACTTGTTGATTCAAATAACCTTCCAGTTAAAATTTCAAATCCTAAAAAATTCTTAGCTGACATTATACAATTATACTCTGATGCTTCTCAAGATTACTTTGAAAAATATTCAGATATCAAATCTAAAAGAAAAATTGCAGATATTGTAGAACTATGAGCAATGGTATCTTAATTTTTGCACAGAATAATTCTAGTGTTGATTATATAAAACTAGCTGTGTTTGCCGCCAATCAGGCAAAAAAATATTTAGATGTTCCGGTTAGTGTAGTCACTGATAGTCCTTCTTGGTTGGCAGAAAGTCAGCCCAATCATCCATTTGATCAAATTATTGAAGTACACGATTCATCTCTTACACAAAGAAAAGCCTTTTTTGATGGAGCAATATTTTCAAAGACACTAGAGTGGAAAAATTTTGCACGTAATCAAGCGTACAATTTAAGCCCATACGATACTACTCTTGTAATAGACAGTGACTATATTATAAACAGTGATATTTTGAAATCAGCATTTGATGCAGATTTGGATTTTCAAATATATTCGTCTAGTATGGATTTAGCCGATTGGCGATCGAGAGATGAATTTATTAGAATCAACGAGTACAGCATTAAATTTTACTGGGCTACCACTTTTATATTCAAAAAGAATCCCATGATGGAATCGTTTTTTGATTTGATTTCCTACATTAGAGCCAATTGGGATTATTTCAAAATGCTTTATAGTATTGACGCTTCGTTATTTAGAAATGACTATGCATTTAGTATTGCAATACATATTATGAATTCTAAAGTCGAAGGAACATTTGCATTTGAATTGCCAGGGAAGATGATTTACACAAAAGACAAAGATCTACTAGTTGAAATGAAAGACAATGCTATGAAATTTCTAGTAGAAAAGAAAGACTATAACGGTGAATATATATTTGCAAAGACAACAGGACTAGATGTACATGTTATGAACAAGTTTAGTCTTAGTCGTTTTATAGATGGAGGTTCTGGTGTCTAAAGGATTTCTTGTTCTAGCACAAAATACAGAAGATGTTGATTATGTTCAGCAAGCCTACGCATTGGCGCTGAGTATAAAACTGTCTCAGAACAGCATCGATAAAATATCTTTAATAACAAACGATATTGTTCCTGAAGAGTATAAATCGGCATTTGACCAGATAATTCCTATACCTTATTTTAATACAGAACTATCGAGTTTGTTTAAGACTGAGCACAGATATCAAATGTACTATGCAACACCCTATGATGAAACTATTGTATTAGACACCGATATGCTAATGCTAGATGATATATCTTTATGGTGGGATTATTGCAGTAATCATGATATTAAATTTTGTAATAGGATCAAAAATCATAAATTAGAAACTGTTGTTGATACTGTGCATAGGAAAGCGTTTGTATCTAATAAGTTATCTAGTCCATATTTTGCATTACACTATTTTAAGAAAAGTAATTATGCACAAGAATTTTATAAAGTTTTAGAATTTGTTTGTAATAATTGGGCATGGTGCTGGACTAAATTTGCTCCTGAAAACTATCAAGATTGGCCCAGCATGGACTTGGCAGTAGCTATCACGATAGAAATACTAGGAGCCCATGAAACAGTTTTAGATTCATTAAATCCTATGGAATTTATCCATATGAAAACACCTTTACAAAATTGGAAAACTGGTGAATCTAGTTGGCAACAATCTGTACTATATAATTTTACAGGCGAGTTGACAGTGGGAAATATACGTCAACATAAATTATTTCATTATGTAGAAAAAGATTTTTTATCTCCTAAGATTATTAAAAAATTAAAGGAGTTAACAAATGGCTAAAAAAACTAAAAAAGCAATTGATCTAACTCCTAAGTTTTATGTTGCTTATCAAGATGACAGGACTATTGTAGCGGCTACTAATTTTAAGGATCCTAATTTCAAAAATACAATCGAAGTTAGTTTTGAATCCTACGAAAGATTTATATTAGGAAAAGATAAATTTGAAGATTTTCGTATAGGCACTGTTATTGATGAAACGGGTAATGCGTTATTGGGTCTTGTATCTCACAGATTGTCTTTGCAACACTCTTTTAAGAATAAATTATTATCTTGGATAGAAGATTATGATATAGATAATGATATATCTATAGTGTGGGACGAAAACAATAAACATTGGTTGTTTAATTCTTCTATGGCATTTAGAAATAGATATCTTAATAACGAAATTCCAGTTACAGAAATATTGTTTTTTGTAATTATTGGAAATGATCCTAATTTTTTAATAAGAACAATTAAAATTGGACTCAAAGATTTGATAAAAACAGCAGTTGTTGTTAAATTTAATACAACCTGGGAACGAACTATTGAAGCTATTTCGATTACATCAAATTTAGCAGAACTATCGTATTCATTAAATGTATGGAAAATAGATGAACAAGATTAAAATTATAGAACAGGATATTATATTTCTCAGCTACGATGAGCCTAATGCTGAGAAGAACTATGCAGACCTGTGCAACAAAGTGCCCTGGGCTAAACGTGTTCACGGAGTTAAAGGCAGTGATGCCGCACATAAAGCCTGTGCCGCATTAAGTGAAAGTGAATATTTTGTAACTGTAGATGCAGACAATATTGTAGATCCAAAATTTTTAGAAGTAGAAGTTGACATAGAAGAATTAGGATTAACACCTGATCATGTTTTTAGCTGGTGTGGTCGAGTACACGTAAATGGACTTATGTATGGCAATGGTGGACTTAAAATGTGGACACGCAAGTTTGTAAACAATATGCGTACACATGAAAATAGTGATCCTACTGATACCAAAGGACTAGTTGAATTTTGTTTTGACGACAAGTATTATCAGTTTAATGAAAACTACAGTGAGAGCTACACCAATGCCAGTCCATTTCAAGCATGGAGAGCAGGCTTCCGCGAAGGTGTAAAGATGTCACTGGATCAAGGCGCCAAAGCAAAAGATATTAAGAAAGTATGGTGGCAAAATTATCATAGACTTCTTGTATGGTGTAATATAGGTGCAGATGTTCCTAACGGATTATGGAGTATGTATGGAGCAAGAGAAGGTGCATATCTAACTAATTGCACAGATTGGGATTATGCCAATGTAAGAGATTTTGAATGGCTCACTGAACAATGGGAAACCAAATATAGCAAAGTCACTGATAAAATGCTACCACATGAAATTTCTGGACTAGGATATACATTAAGAGACCAGTGTGGGTTAGAATTATTTGAACCCTGCGAAAATTCTAGCAAGTTTTTCAAAACTGTTTTTAATAATAGTCCTAGAATTATTAGGAAACGATAATGTACGATATTGTTTTTATTTCCTATAATGAACCTTCTGCAAATTTTGGATTTGTTAGACTGGTATCTTCAAATTTACGAAACAAAATTTTTCGAGTACATGGAGTAGAAGGGATTCATAATGCACATAAAGAAGCAGCCAAATTAGTTTCTACAAAAATGTTTTATGTAGTAGATGCCGATGCTGTTATTTTACCTACTTTTAGATTTAACTTAAAATTAGATCCAAGCGAAGAAGATATTGTACATGTATGGAGAAGTCGCAATCCAGTTAATGATTTAGAATATGGTTATGGTGGAATAAAATTATTACCTACAGAACTTACTCTCAATATGGATTTAAGTAAACCAGATATGACTACTAGTATTTCTAAAAGATTCAAAGTTATGCCAGAGGTATCTAATATAACTAATTTCAATACAGATGAATTTAGTACATGGCGTAGTGCATTTAGAGAATGTGCAAAATTATCTAGTAGAGTGATTGATGGACAGTTTGATCAAGAAACGTCCGATAGATTAACAAAATGGAAATTTAATTTAAGTAACAAACCATTTGCAGAATATGCTAGGGGCGGAGCAAGCGCAGGCGAATGGTTTGGAACTACTTATAAAAATGACCCTGAAATGTTATCTAAAATTAATGATTATGCGTGGCTTGAAAATGAGTTTCGTTATCATATTGAAACTTTGCCGCCTCAATTATTTAGGGGTTAATTAATTTTTAGATTTGTAGGAAATATTTCTGCAATAACTTTGGCACAAGCTATAGCAACTTCTTGATGTTCTTTTTGTGTGCCATTAGCACTACGCAACTCTATAAAGTGAATCCAGCTACGTAGTGTGCCATTCATATATAAACGACTTTCAATAAGACCTTCCGGCAGAACAGCACGAGCTTGTTCTTTGGCAATACCTTTTATAATAGCCCATTCATATGCATCACGTGCTTGTTTAATAACTAGCTCTTGCATACGTTCCCATTGATAGGCAAGAAAACGATCTTCGTCGTTGTTATGAACGTCTAGTTCTATACTGTTTTGTCTATTTTTTGTGTCTTGTCTTCGTGCTTCTCTAAGTACAAACGACAAGTCTTTAGTAGGGTCAGCATATCGTTGGCTGAACTCCTGGAAGCTGAAGCTACGATGTCTAAGTATTTGTCTTGCAATGTCTCTGGTAGTGGTGATTTCGATACAGGCTGAGACCATTTCAAGCGGGCTCCAGTGTTGGTGCTTGACCAAGTATTGGATGAGTTTTTCTGATGTTTCGGTGTTAAGTTGGTTGCTTGGATTGGACACACGGGCGCAATACGCAATGAGTTCTTGTGCATCTGTGATGCCAAGATCTGCATATTCCTGTGTGGGTTGACTGTAACTGAGTAATCTAACATGCATTATTTATAACTTCTTTTTCTTAAGGAATTTTTGAGTACTACGTTCTATGTCTTTGCGTACACGCTCTGTGTCTAACTTAAAATCAACATTTTCGATAGTATCCTCGTAGGATTTACACAACTCGTGTAAACTTTTTTGAAAGGCATCCCATCCGTCTCTTCGAGTCTTTGTTGTTATTTTTATTTCCCAGACTTTTCCATCCTTAAAATTTACCAAAACTGTATTCAAATACCTGATAGGTAACACGTTGAGTTCAACGTCTGCAAATACTTCTGGCCAATGTTTTATGACGTCACTGGGAAGAATCTTCCCAGATCGTGTCATTGTATTTTTTTCTTGCTAGGAACTAGTTCTTCTGCCATACGGCGGAAATTAGCGGCTTCTTTGGCTAGCTTATCAGCTTGGCTACGATAAAACTTTGCTTTAGCTTCTGGTGTGCTGTCGTCGGCAATAGTAGTCTTTTCTACAGTTGCTTCAACTACAGTGGCAGTTGCTTTTACATCTTCTGTTTTAGTTTCTGTTTTATCATTGATACCTTCGTTCAATGCCAAATCATCTACTGCTACGCCACGCTGTTCAGCAATAATTTGATTCAATTCGCTTAACAAAATGCCTACACCTGGAGTTGGTGTTACTTCTACGGCATCAGTTGGAACTTTAACCAAACGATTGTTAACATGCAACCAAGGCAACATACGTGAACCATCTGGAAATTGTGTACGATCCAATGCTTCTGCAAATTCGTATGATTCTTGAGCAGCCGCACTTTCAACCAAATTGATAACAGCATCGTGATAGATGTCTGGCATATTTTCAGTTGGGATAACTAGTGCTGAATATGCATCACCAGGTAAGGTGCGATAAGCAATCAATACTTTTTTATTGGTTGCTTTAATACGACCTACGTGTTTGATTTCGGCCATATTAAGCTCCGGTAGCAATTGAAGTTGCTGATTGTGCTTGTGCTGGTGCTTCTGGTTGTGGATTAGCTTTTTGTTGAGCGGCTACTGCGTCTAAAAATGCAGTTAATTTGGTGTAAGTTTGACCAACTGCTACCATTTCATTAGGCTTAAATGCTCCACGTGAGCTAGCAATATCAATAATTACTTTCATTGCGTTAAGATCATTAACTGAAAGATCATTAGATTGTGCTGGTGTTTCTTGTGTATTATTCTGTACGTCAGTCATAATATCTCCTTATTGAGTACGTATTTAATTATCTCGTTTGTAAATGTGGACAGGCAATCGTGAAAAAACTTAATTCCTTTTCACTTTCAAAACCAATACGTATTCCGTAGATTATAGTATTGGTATGATCAAGCATAACGTCTTGTCCAACATAGTACCTATTATTTAGATTCTTACGTATCCAGGAGTCGATAGATTTGACTAGAGTTGGATTATAACGGTCCATACTAGTATACTTAAAATGAGGACAGGCAACCTCAACCCTTCTTAAACCAAAATAGTTTAAGGGGTTGGGCTTGCCATTTTTTATTGCCATATTACGCCGTTTCTTTTACTTGCTCGTAATAAGCATATTCCCCAAATGGTGGAACAATCTTATCGTTGCCATGGATAATGAATACTGTGTCGCAGTAATTTTCATCACCCCAGCTACCCCAAGGATAACCATCTGTAAACATGATAAACTTCTTAGGCTGAATATCATTTTCTTTCATGTATTCCCAGTTGGCATCAAATTCAGTTCCGCCACCGCCCATTGGTTCATAGTTATCAAAATCGTCCATGCAATAACCATCATAGTCTTGTTCATTATAGACTTTGGTATCAAAGCACCAAACTTTAATCTTAAAGTCTCTGTACTCTTGCATAATACCTTTGATCTCACTTAAGAAATCTTTGGCCTGCTCGTCACCAATGGACCCCGACATGTCAATGCTTACACAGATATCAATAGTATCTTGAAATTGTGTTCCAGGTAGTATAGCGTTCATGTGCCAGCCTTTACGGTTAGGACGCATAAACGAGTAGTCGTTCTTAATAGTGCTTTGGATCTGTTGACGAAGAATTTCGCGCCAATTCATCTTTGGCTCTGTTAATTCCTTAATCATGCGTTGTACACTAGCAGGAGTATTACCAGCACCTGCGGCTTGTGCGGCCTGTACTGTAGCTTCGCGAATCTCGTCACGAATCTGTTTCAACTCTTCCTTGCTGTATCTTGGCTGACCATCCTTACCGTTTTCACCCCAATCAATGTGGTCGTCTAGTAATTGACCCAATGCATTTAGTTCGTCTTCGTCCATTTCGTCAAAGATCTTGTCGTAGACTTCCTCTGCACCCATACCGTAGTATTTGGTATCATGGAAAATTTTGATACCTTCAATATTGTGTTCGCCAATCCGGTCACGAACCAATTGTCCATTTACACAGTAATCTGCGGCAATGTTAAAGATGCGTGGGTTACGACTTTCTCTACGACTCATGTGATCGAACACATTGTGCAGAATTTCGTGTGCAATAACGAACTCTACTTGTTTAACTGTTAGAGGTTCAAAAAATTCACGATTAAAATAAATTGTACGTCCGTCTGTTGCGGCTGTGCCCATCCATTCACTGCCTTCTTCAATTTTTAGGCGTGTTGCCATATTGCCAAAGAAAGGATGACGGAGTAGTAGACCCACACGGGCTACGATAATTTTGTCGATAATTGGATCTGCGTGTGACATGAATGCTCCTTTACTGTATGTATATATTATAACACCTCCCGAAGGAGGTGTCAAATACTACTAAACCGAATTATTTACGGCTGTCTTTTTCGGTAGCGGCACTGATGTATTTGCCAAACTTAGCATGGAACTCATCAAAACACTTGATTTCGTCCGGATCCAAAGGCAGTTTGTAAGTGCTCAACGCAACCTTTGTGCCCATAATAACCAATTCTGTTTCAAAGTTATTCATCATAAATTCGAAAAAGTTATTAGTTTGATCACTCCAATTTTTGGCTTTTTTGTCGCAAGCATCTTTCAATTCGTAGCACAAGGAAACTGTTAAAGAGTACATAGCTGAAATCTCTTTGGAGTCCATTTTCTTAACTTTGCCGCTCAAAATATCTGTAGGATTAGGCATTTTGCTGGCATGTTTGCGGTGTGCCATAAATTTGATAGCAAGCCCTTCGCCAACAGCACCGCTAATCAAATCTGTAAGTGTTTCGTTATCCACATCGTCGTCTGTAAGCAATTCGCTTACAAATGACCAAGAGCGTGGAGTAGCAAATGCACGTGAGCTAGACTTTGGATCAAAGTCATAAATGTCCTTCTTAGAGAAGCTCAAAAAGCCCACAACGTCTTTGTGTACTTTGTTTTCAGTAGCCCACTCAAAGTAGTCGTCCCAGTTAACTTGCATTTCCAAGTGAACAAAACGATTAGCCAACGGAGCAGGCATACGGAATGTAACACCCTTGTCTGTTTCGCGGTTACCAGCGGCAACTAATACTACGTTTTCTGGCAAATGATAAGTACCAACCTTACGATTTAGTACTAATTGATATGCCGCGGCTTGCACACTAGGAGCCGCACTATTCATTTCGTCTAAGAACAAAATGATAGTTTTGTGTTGTTTTGCCATTTCAGCACTTGGCAATTCTGCTGGAGGAGCCCAACGCATAGTGCCATCGTTGCTGTCAAAATATGGAATACCTTTAATATCGGTAGGTTCCCAAAGGCTCAAACGTACATCAATTACGTGAGCGTCCAACTCGTCACCAAGTTGTTTAATAATATCGGACTTACCAATTCCTGGAGGACCCCATAGGAAGATTGGACGTTTGTTTTTGAATGCTTTGCGCAAAGATTTTTTGGCACCGCTTGGGCCAACTGTGCGACTGGAAATTTCTGCCATTTTGCTTCCTATCTTAAGTTAAAAAATACGGGTTGAAGTAACGCTGTATGTATATATTATAGTGTCACTTAGGATAAGAGTCAACTGTTTTTTTATCTTTTTATAGAATTTTGGCTAATTCTTTTTCTCTTTCGTTCATAGCTTTAATCAAACCAAATTTTCGTATATCGTCTGAAAACAACATGAGTTCAAAACTTTTCTTTTCTGAGAATACTGTGATAGACATGTTGGTTAGGTAGTAGGGGCAGTCCACATACCTTTCCAAAAATATAATAGTTTGAGGACTTAGTTCGATTGGTTCGGTAAATGGAATTTCGTATTCTTTCAGTTCCAAATCTTTAACCAAAAACACATAACCTTCGTCACTCAAACGAAAATTGGTTTGTTTACCTGCACGAGTACTTTGCCACCACTTGCGCCCAAACATCTTAACATTGATGTCGTCTGTACTCTTACCCCACTGCTCTAAAAAAATCTTAGTAAGAGTGTCGCGTGTTATCATTTTATTATGGTGCCTTGTGTTAGCATGACAACTTGAAAATCATCTACACCAAATGTTTGATTCAATTTCTTTGCCAAATTATGTGCGTGGCCAGGATTTGAAAAAGAAACTTTTTTATATTTGGGTCCAGGATAGGAGGTAAGGCTATTAAATGATTTTAGATTAAACGGTGCGTTTTTATAGAATACTGCCCAAATGGCATCCGCTTCTAAAATCTGCTCAGATTTCCAGGTTTTCTTGTTTGTATGTTCTAATAAAACTTTTGGTTTAGGTCTTGACATTATGCGTATCCAAATATGTACGCATATATTTATGTCTATTTGTTATCAAACCCACCACCGTCTAATAGCACCTGTACTACTTCAGGGCCTTCTGCGGTATGTTTTTTAAGCTCATTAAACAAACTAGTATAGTCTTGTAACAGTTTATCTTGTATTTCCAACAAGGCTAGATTAAGTAACCTAGCCTGTTGAATAGTCAGTTTAACTTCTCGTTGGTTACCCAATTCTGCGGCTCTTAAGGCTTGTCCAAATTGGGTTATAGGAGTTGTATTAATCTGATTTTGCATTAGATAAGACCTGTTTCATTTCAAATTCTGTTTTGAAAGGACCTTTGTATGGATTGCGTTCTAATGTAATAACTTTAGGACAGAATGATTTAACCCATCCTTTGTTAAACTTGATAGTATAGTAGCCTGCACAGTATAAACTCTTGCTGGCATTACTTTTAGTGAATAACGGTAATTTGCGTCTTACATCATACATACTATTGTAAGGTTTTACACTAGTGGGGTATCCGTGACATTCGTTAGGTTCGGCAGTTGTAACTTTAACCTTGGTACTGGTTAGGAAGAAACCTGCTCCAAATTGTTTTGTGAGGTCCTGTTTCTTATTAAACATTACTTCACCGTTGGTACTGGATAGTACAAACTTGTTGTTTTCTTTTTTGTGTAGTGTTGCGACCTTAGTGCCATTCTGCTCTACGATCCAAAACTTACCATCCACAATAGGCTTGGCGTGTATTTCAGTCATATTTTTCTCCTTAATATTATTCTACCCCGAAGGCGTTGGAATAATGTATGTATTTATCTCAATTATCGAGTGGTAATGTGTTCCACTCTTTGATTAAATCGAGAACTTCTTGTTCAGAATTACAAAGAGTTTTTGTGTTGGCCCAATCTTCTTTCTTGTTGCGGCCGCCAATTTCGACCATCCAACCGTTGTCGTAACGATTGATACTAATATTTTCATTTACTTTAACTAATTTGCTCAGTGATGCCATGTAATTCTCCTTGATATTTGGCTTGAAACGGTTCTGCGTATGTCTGAATATTATCAGCAATCTTTTTCATATCCCATGCGTTACAGAATTTAAGCATACGGATACCAACTTGTGTAATGTCTTTTGGACGAGCATTAGCCAATATTGTTTCTTTAATTTTTTCTTTAATATCCGCCGGTTGTGCTGTTAGATCGCACAGTTGTACATTGCGTTGATAATCTTCTAGGACTCTGTGTTCTTCGCCATTGTGGTCAACCCACCTCTGTAACATGAGATTGTTCCACGCATATCCGCGGCTTTTACGATCTTCGAACGCTTCAAGCAAACCAACTTTGTTTTTAGAACCTTTAGTACGCACACCTGGATACGCTGAGAAGACATTATCACTGGTATCACCACGCATGCATTTTTCGAATAGCATCCACTCTGGGTCTTGCGCTGGCTTAGGTTCGCCTGTCTTTTTGTCTTTAACGGGTTTGCCTTTGGCATCAAAGATTCCTTCGTGTGTAATATGTAAGTCACCTACACCGTTGTACTGACTAACATTAGGACCAATTAATTGTGCAAAATCGCCATCTGTACTAATAATGACATGTTTTGCATCTGGATGTGCCTGTATCCAACCTGCAATTAAATCATCGGCTTCAAGATTTGGATGTTGCATCACTGTGGCGTTAGTTTTTTCAATAATGAAATCTTTGAATTGATCAAATGCTTCCCAGAACAATTTGTCTTCATCTTGTTCTTTCTGTGTCATGGCCGCACGAGTTTCTTGCCTATTGGCCTTGTAGGGTTTGTAATAGTCCTTACGCCAGCTACGACCTTCAAGGCAGAATACTACGTGACTGCCACCAAAATCTTGCCAAGCCTTTTTGATACTGTTAAGTGTTATATGAAAAGCCATGCCTAGTTTGATGTCAGCGGAACCTTGTACCACATGACGAGCACGGAAGAAAGTATTTGCAGTATCAACAATAATATGTGTCATTCAACTTCGGCTTTGCCGTTTCCTAATCTGTTTACATTAATATAACCACCAATTGTGCGATTAGGTTGTTGGCCTGCTTCTGCTAGCATGTTGCCTGCCAAATCTCTAAACCACCGATCCACAATCTCTTCATCTGGATCACCATCAAATCCGTATCCAGCTTGTTTTAATTGTACTATAAACAGGTCATTCCAGTCAAGTTCAAAAAACCCATTACGGACATTTTCTTTGTTCACATGGGTATCCAAAACTGCTACATATGGTTCTCCTCGAGCAGTAGCTCGAGTTTTTGGATCCATCTTTGCTTCTTGTTCGGCTGTTTGAGCTTCAGCAGTAGCCGCTACTGCTTTGGCTTCCATTTCTTTGAGAACTTTTAAGTTATCTTCTAACTTATCGATACCAAACCATTTTTTAATTAAATTTTTAATCATTTTTCTTTTCCATGCAATCACAATCTCTGCCTTGCCTGCAATTACCAGTGCAAGCACTAGATGCATTAGTTGTCCACTGTAGCAATAATACTATTAAGATGGTTAATACAATTAGTAATACGGCAATGATTAGCATTTAGGTTCCCCAAGCATTGCGCCAAATATCTACTTGTAATCTTGGACTATAACGGTAACCACGTTTCATTGCAAGTTCAGCTACTTGTTTAGTGTTTAGATTGTAAGTATTTTCTGTTCCGCCTACTGGCATCAAATATGTAGGCCCAGTAAATCCTACGTCTTGATAGGCTTTTACAGCACGATCAACTTCTTCAACATCGTCCTCAGTAGCTACTACAAATTTCAAATAGCAGTGTCCGACGCCTTCATATTCTTTTACAATTTCAGATTGAATAGCACTTGCCCATGTTTCACCACTGCAAGATAATTTAGGACTTATGCTAAATGTAAACATTGAGTGTACTGTGCCTGTGTTATCGAGCCATGTATAAAATTCATCGCTTAGACGTTGAGTGCCATTAGTTTCAAATGTAATATTAGTTAGACCTTTTTTCTGACAAGCCGCAATAATATCTGGATAATTTTTCTGCCAACCTAGCAGTGGCTCTCCGCCTGTAATAACCAAATGTATATCATGTCCATCTTCTTGCATCCAAGCATTATTAGGAATAATACTTTCCATCTTTGCAACAACTTCTTCATTGGTCATCATTGGACTTAGATGCTTAAAACCAGGATGCCACGAAGCATAACTATCGCATCCAGTTTCTGCTAATGGTAAATCCTCGTATGTATTATAGAGATGCACTACTTCTGCGATTTCATCTGGTTCTGTTGTAATTTGTCCTTTAGGCATGGCAAATCCACGGCATTGAAAGTTGCATCCAAATGTACGCAAGAAAACGCTAGGCACTCCTGCATAGCGTCCTTCACCTTGTAGGCTATAAAAAATTTCTGCTATCTTAATTTTACTCATCTTCATCTCTTTCTAAAAATTGACTTACTTGATTTTCTGCGTCTTGGATACTTTCTGCCCACACTTCAAATGTAGCAATACCATTTTTAGCAGATAAATCAAACGGAACTGTACCTTGTGGCAACCAGTTATTGCCTACTTCACGTTTAATCTCAAACTTATTTAGGTCTGTAGTCTTCATACGATAAAATAATTCGTCAAATACTTGCTTGGCGTTTGTCATTTTTTTCTTTCCTAAATTGTTCTACGTCGTCTACAGCACTTAACAATGTTTGGGCATAGTTAAATGCCTGCTGACGATTCATAATTACAGTGGATTCTGTATCAATATAGCCTTTAGTTAGTAATTGCCAAATAGCATGCCAGCGAGTTTTACTCCACCAATTACTTTTTACAGTTGTATAGATAGTAACACTAACTTCGTGATCATCGGCTTCTACCCACATGTGATGATCGTGATCGGACGCACCACACTTGCAAGTAACTCGGTAGACTTTACTGTCTCCCCAGTCGTTTGTTTTCATAATGCCTTCAGCTGGCGTTTGGTACATCATTTTGAAGCATACTCCTGTTGCATTTTAATATTGTCAAAAAACTCTTTCTTTGTACCGTGGTCGTCTTTGAACGCACCTTTGAGTACAGTTGTTTGTGTAAGACTAGAGTGTGCCATAATGCCACGGTTCTCACAACAACCATGTATGGCTTGCACATATACACCTAAGTCTGTGGCTCCTGTGGCTTTTTGTATTTCCCTAGCAATATCGTTACACAACTCTTCCTGGAGAGTGCCGCGACGAGCACACCACTGAGCAATACGAGTGTACTTAGACAAACCAATAAGTTTTTGTGCGGCGATGATGCCAATGTAAGCGACACCAGTAACGGGCTGATGATGATGACTGCACATAGAGCGGAGCTCACTACGTACCACCAACATACCTTCGTATCTGTCTTCGCTGTCGTTAGGAAATGCTGTTGCATCCGGTGCTGGTTCATAACGTCCTGCCATTATTTCATTAAAGTACATTTTAGCAAGACGACGTGCTGTGCCCTTGCTATTAGGATCTGTTTCACGATCAATCAGCAAAGTATCTAATACTTTTTCAAATGCCTGTGTTGCTTCTGTGATTAATTGTTCTTTGTTTTCTTCTGTAACATATTCGCTGATGTTATCGCCAGCCCAAAAACGTTTATTGTCACGTTTCATTTTGAAACGCAAAACATCTGCTAGATTGGCTTCTTGATATTCTGTGTTATCGTCTTCCTGCATGTCAGCGCCTATAATTAAATTTTGATAGATTCTCGATTCAGTCATACTTGTTCCTTTGTACTATTATATAGGTTTATTTAGACGATTGCAAGTTATTTTCTGCTCGAAGTTTACGGCAGGCTTCTTTAACGGGTATAGGATAATCTGGACTTATTTCAGATATTGAACAATCATATTTTACAACAACATGCGGATGTGTATAATTCCAATAGATAGCAAATACTACTAAAGCAATTCCTAGTACTAGTACTGAATAAAAATCTAAATTCTCTCTGATAGAAGTATTTTGCATAAGTCTGCATCCTTTTTTGATTTGAAATAAAAGTCCATGTTGTTTTCGGTAGGATGACTAGTGAATCGATCTCCAGGCAATCCAAATACTTCTATCACATCAGCACAGGCTTCATTCCACCAATAGTTATTTTGTCCCTTCCATGGTATCCTTACCATATGGACACGGCCTTCTTTTTTAGAGGCAATAATACCTGTACTACTATGTTTTTTTTGCATTTTTTTCTAAATTGCGTAGTTCGTCTTCTAAATAATCTTTGTAATTGTTTAATGCTTGAATACCTTGAAGACTAGTTCCACTTTCAGATAATTTCAAAATATCGCTATTAACTTTATCAATTTTTTCTTTGATAGCTTGAATATCGGGGTTCATCCTTTTATCCTAGTAGCAATACTACTACCAAATAAAATATTAAAAGCTAACCAAGTTTGCCATGTTAACTCAATATGTAATACTGGAAATAGTGTATTCAATGACCATATACCAATGATTGGGCCAACGGAAATTGCAATTAAAATAAATGCAAGTCCGATAATAAGTTTAATTACTGCTGATGTCATTTCCAAAATTCCTCCCAAGGATAAACTAGCCAGCAATCTTCTTCGGCTTTGTTGACTTCCCAATAGGTATAATCAACATCTTCCTTGCTGGATAGGTTATTTGTTAATACTGCAAAACGTACATTATGACCCCATGTAGTTTGCCATTGTGTTTCGCCTGGCAAACAACTAGTTTGCCAATCTTTTTTAATCCAAGCAATCGTAGAACCTTGATCGTTGATGTCATCTACAACTAGGATATTTTGACCGTTGTAGGCATCTTCCGCCATACCTGTGTCGCTAACTTTAATGCCGCCATCTCTGAGACTGACCATAAGTGTAGCCATAGGAATGTCTAAGTATTGACTAATTAAATTAGCCGGTACAAGGCCTCCCCTATTCAAACCAACAATATAGTCAGGATACCATTTATCCTGTATTATTTGTCTGGATAGATCTAAACAAGCACCCTCTACTTGAGTCCAAGTGTAATAGATCTTCTTCATGCTATCAATGCGGATGCCAGTGTTGCTACTTCTTCTTTAGTCATAAAGAAATTATATACTTGCGAGTCAACAACTTCCCCGTCTTTCAAACTTTCTTGAACCATGTCAATGCTTAATAATCCTTTAGGATTGAGTACTTCATGCTTCTTGAGTTTCAATCGATATCCGTCATGCTCTTTGATAATTTGTTCTTTATAAGTATCTCTAACTGATTCATGTAGTTCCATCTTCATCTCCTTTAATTGCTTCAAATGTTCTGTATTTGCCCAAAGCCTTTATGTAGTCATCGTACATCTTTTTAAGTTTAGGATGTTTACGTTCTAGTATAACATCTCTTTCTGGAATTTGCAATACTGTTTCGATTGTCTTTAACCGTTCTTCTAAATCAACTCCGTTAATAACCATGTTACCTTTAACTTCTATAGTGGCAGGATTGGTTTGATTAATCCTCATCACTTCGCTATTTGGAACGCTTGTATTAGTGGTCCAAATAGTGTTAGTTCCAGTCGACGTTAAATAACCACCATTTGGTATAGTAGCTGTGCTGGTACCATTAGTATATACTGAAGTAGCAGTTGTATTAGTTGTTGGGAAGTAGGCCATTCTTTCTATCACTTAAATATTTTTCAAAGTGGATCCATTTATTTTCTACAATAAATCCCCACTCACGTTGACGCTTACCTACAAAGAACAATGTCCAAGGAGTAACGCCCTCTTTTAATTCAATACGGTGAAAGGTATGTGTGTTACCAAAACGGAAACTACCGGGACCACGCCATACTCTTACTTCGCAGTTCTTTGTACCATCTTCGTTGAACTGAGCAATCCACTCATAGTAACCGCCGGCAAGAATGATAGTAAAGTAATTCCAAGGATGATCATGTACATCATCTGGATCGCTTTTACAGAATTTATGTAAGAATACGTTATAAGGAAATGTGACACGTTCTTTGAACAATACATAATAGCGTTCTAGATATGGTTCGTTTTCGGTACGATCCATAATAATTCGTTTGCGATCATGTCGCTCAAGCCAATTAAGGACGCGGTCTTTCATCTTCTGGAGTATCATAGTGTCCTTTCACTAATAGGTAAGTTGTTTTGAATTTGTCAAATGCTATTTTTAATCCGGGATATTGTTCACACATATCTTTTATGCGATCCCATTCGGGAAATCGATCTACCCATTCTTCTGGTAACTGTATATTAAATTGTGAAGTGTTTATAGTATTAAGACCTGCTATACTAGCACTAGTTAATCCGCTTCCTATACTTATGGTTCCTAATGTACTAGGTGCAGTATAATAATAGTTTGAAGGTATGGTTGTGCCAAGTGTAATATTGTCAATAGTATTTAGATCAATAGATGATATGGTACCAGAGGTATTACCATTGTTTGAAATAGTAACAGTATCACTGTTGACAACATAAGTTGACGATGTGTACTGTTTTACTTTTTCAAGTAAATCGTCTAAGGAGTGCTGTGGCGCTGAAGAATCGTTCATGTAAATCCTTTGCTTGTTTTCGGATCATAGGTATTCTTGTAGAATAATTATCCATATGTTCTATTATTTTACGACACAAATCTGGTCTGTATACTGTATATGTATCATAATCGTTAGTCCATACGCTAGGATATTTGAATGTGTCATAATACATTTCACTGTAACTGAGCCTATCCGGAACCATGGGAATAGCATCAACTACCGCACCTTCATAGCAACTAATGCCTAGTGTTTCTTGTAAGTTAGCACTAAACACCATCTTTGCTTCGCCTAACAAGTTATGATATTCATTTTTTGTTAGCTGTTGATCCTGACACACTACAAATTCATATTGCGGTAAGTGTGTAGCCAAGTCTCTGAAAATCTCAACCTGCTTCTCAGGTGCGATGCGATGCGGGAAAAGAATAAGATCACGCTTGGGCATATTCTTATACATGGTCAATGTATCTTCCATATACTCCATTGGCCATCCAGTGCGAACAAATCTTGGATCTTCACCTGCAAGAATATCATTCAAGTCATCCGCCAGCCAGGGATTTTCATTTGGATAATCATTTAATAGATTAGTAACAAACATCTTGATATGAAAATCTGTAGCAAAATAGTTGTGATCAAATGCATGGAAGAAACTCTTCTCTGCGTGACGTACCCAAGGCTTATTGCCAACTAAGCGTCCAAGAAAGTCTTGAGGATCATAACTACCAGCATGCCACAAGCCATGCGTGACTACTGGAATGTTCAGTAGTTCACTCATGTACTTTAAGTTTATGATGCCAGGATGCCAAGCATCGGTAAACAGGAAATGATCGCCAGGTTTAACTGATCCGGAGCAAAATAGGCGCCCCATTTGTTCCACTTGTCGAGACTTATATATATTGGTGCCGCCAAAATTAAGAAAAGCACCAGGAGTAGTGGCTGTAGGAATATCCTCAGGCCCAGATATAATTTGAACATTGTGTCCTGCCTTTCGTAAGAGATTAGGTACATGGCGTTTCCACTCGCCAGTGTACCTTGTCTCAACAGCTTCTAGATCAATTAGAAATACGTTCATTGTTATAAGGACGTGGATTTTTGCCTAGGTAAGGTTTACGTTCACCTGTAAACGGCTTCTTAGGACGGCGTGTCTTATCAAAGTTACGCCACTGCCAGCTTTCTCTATTATAAAGATGAGCTTCATCAAATGGAGCCCCCTCCATACGGCACCAGTCATGGAATGCCTCTAGATCATCAAAGATTTTAACAATATCCGGACGAGTTTCAAAATAGTTGATGTCCTTGTAGTTCTTAGCCATTATAGCTTTCCTTAATATTTAATAAACGAACCATTTTCTCCGTCTTCGGAGACCTCAATCCAAACCTCACGGCTTGGATACCTTTGTGAAATCATGTCATACAAATCGTCTGACATCATCTCGCAACTCTTATAATCTAGTTTTAGTATACTGTCTTTGTATAAATTTTCCAACCATCGTTTGAACTGGATGAATTCGACATCACGGTCGTTGTGGGTAACTGAAAGCCAAACGCGAAAATGGAATATATGACGATGAGGAGTAGCCAAAAACGATACATCATATTCATCTCCTGTTGCTAAGTTTGGATCAGTTGCGGCCGCTGGATAAGCATGGATGCCTTCTTTTTGGAAGGTGACCCAGATCATCTTGTTTGGGCGCCAATCTTGGCGTAATACATTTTCTATCATGCTGGTGTGTCTTGTGTATATTGATCCCAATGTGTATATTTGTCCATACGCATTAGATCATGTAGTTGATGAGTCCACACACCTGGATTGGTAGCACCCCAGGTACGATCATCCAGTTTAAGTGTGGCGTTATAGTTATGTTGATTAATGTAGGGTAGTTTAACACTAATCATAGGTACGAATCTTGGATATTCACTATAACAAGATTCAAGTACACCTTCCGAGTGACTAACATCAAAGTCCAATGTCACCCAATAATCTTTCTTCAAACATGGAATAATAACATCATCCCATGCTTTATATTCTTCATGCGTGATGCTTTTAGGGTTAAAGCTCTGACTAGTACCAAAGTAGATATGTCGGATACGCTTAGACTCGTCTAAGTATGCTTGACTGTCGTCTGCAATACGTAGTATATCTTCTACAGGCGGTGTGCCCACTACAAATAATGTGTACATACCATGACAAATCGTATGTTCGACTTCATAACCTGTAAAGTAAACGACACCTTGTCGTTCTTCAGTGTTTAGTCCCATTTAATATAACCTCTACTATAACCACTCGGACGATTAACGCCGTCCGCAAACGCTTGTTGCCATTCTGTACTACGATTATAACCTCTAGTCCAAAAACTATCAACCTCTAGATAGCCGTTTTCAATCCAGTACTTGGCTATATGCATGCAATCGATAAACTCAGGATTACGGGGACTAGGCTTGACAGTGGTAACAGCTTTCCAAAGTTGAGCCTGTGCTTCTTGTTTGCTTACTGCTTTTCCTACTCCATCTATAATCACTGCATTATTATTTAGGTTGATCTGTGTACCTAGCTCATAATTACCGCTAAGATCAATAACCACATCGTAGTTTTCGATAGTACTAGACTGAATTCGATCTCCCCAAAGCTCTTTATTACTGTGACCCAATACATCTACATGGAAGATATATCCATTTAGACGCATGGTGTGATAGGCAACCCAGGCAAGGAATCCACTACCAATAATAAGCATACGATTGTTTTCGTGTCTGCCTTGTCGATCCTGCAAATATTCTTTGGCCTGTTCAATAAGATTAATACCGCAAGCAACTGGTTCTAAAATATAACGGGGATGTGCTTCGGGAATCTTTACATATTCTCCTTGACGTACAGTATACTGGTCAGCATAAGCAGGCTCACCGCGTGTTGCAACATAATCGCCTACTTTTACATCATTACATGCCGCACCTACAGACATGACTTGTCCAATACCTTCGTGTCCTTGCATGTGTAAGGGTAGCGGACCAAAGTCGCCCATCATCATGTCTATGTCGCTACGACATACACCAGTCATTATAGCCTTAACATAGATACTATCCTGTGCCCAAGGTCCAATTTCGTAATCAACTTCTTCGAAATAGCCTTTGCCTGTTGTTTGTAAACACTTTACCTTCATAGATTCTCTATTCTTTCATGTATCCATGTATCTATATCAAATTGTTCTAACCAGAACTGATAGTTGTCTATATTATCTATAGCATTTTTAATCATATTGAAATAGGCTTCTTCGGGGCACCAACCTAATTCAAATCGTTCTATACTATTGTCCTGCATTATAAATTCAATGGCACTATTTTCGTGTGTCATACTACGCCAGTTAGCACGACAATTCCATTTATTGCCAAATGAAATATCACATTGATCATCTACATCATATGTACCGTTGGAGTTTACCACTCCGTATTCTGTACTTTCAATGTCTTCTAATAACCAATTCTGTATAGTTGCGTTGCCGTTAACTTGTTCTTTACGCCATGCTGGATTCATAGCAATATAAAGACTCAAAAGGTGTGGCATTAAATCACGACTAACACCGCCAAACGCTAGTTTGCGTGTTGTAAACCAACTGCCTGGACTAGGAATACAATTCTTTCTAATCCATTCAATGTTTACTATTTTGGCTTTAGTAGCTAGATCTTTTAATTCACTAATGTTCTCACGCCACATGTTATTTTTAACCATCATGAAACGTGTTTGCGGAAAATCCGTAATCATTTTCATCCATGATTTGGTATTAATAACACCGGGTTTTTCAATAAAAACTATTTTAGTCACCGGTGCAAGTTTGCGGGCAATGTCTTCGTGTGTAAAATTGGGTGTGCAAACGTGTGCAGTATCAAACATATGACATTTAGCAATGGCATCATCTACACTTATAAAATCTGCGCCTTTCGAAGAGTCTTGGTCAACAGTAATAACACCGTGTCCAAGTTTATCCAGCACAGTGGCATACAAATTGCCTATACCCATTCCTACTACAAGACTAGTTTTCATTTGTAAACTTTTTCCCTTCTTCCCAGTACTTGATCATACGCTGTACATCTTCCATTCGTTCTGTTACAACCTCTGGAGCCGCACGTTCTAATTCTTTCAAATTATGATAACTAGGATAATGTCGCAAACACCAACGAGCTTGTTCACGTATGCTTTTTGGAATACGTGGAGTCTTTTGCGGATTCATTAGATCCTGTAAAAATTCTTCTGTTCGTTGAATACTTCTAAAGCGTTCATCAGGTAACGTCATGCACACTAGCCTCTAAAGCGTCTAGTTTATCGGAAACTTCGTCATCGAAGTCTGGTTCTTCATCTAATTGTACACTATCTTCTTCTACTTCGTCAAACAATTCGAAAAACTTGGTACTTGCGTTAACTGTTCGTTTACCAGTATAGCCTCGTGTACCCGGGATAGCCATCCAAAAACGACTAAACTCATCAACAATAGCATCGGCAGTACCGCGATCACTTGTAGCAAATATGGCTTCGATTACATCTTTAGCATATAGTCTATCAAATTTTTCTTGTACTAACATTGTAGGACATAATCCGGCATCATATTGACGATTAGCTTCTTGTACAGCATTGATATGCATCCAAACATTATGCCCCATCATAATAGCATAAGTGAAACTATCCCAGCTCGTCTTACCTACTTTGCCAATCTTGTTAACATCATTTGGGCCATAGATACAAATTTCGTTAACTTTGACACCATCCATTAACGGACTTGTTTCAAAGTTGGCAAAGTGTTTATCTTGTACTACTACGTCTTGGAAGAGACGAGTATCTTGGGCGTATTTTTTGTTGTCAAGAGACGGCAACATGCGGTAGAGCCATTTTTCTCTGTCGGTAATTTCTGTTTGGACGTAGATTTGACCGTTTGCGGTTGCAAGGAACGGTGAGGCGCAGTCAAAAGATATGGTAAATTGGTCATTGTGATATTTCCTTACGGCCCTTTGTATGTCAGTTAAGATTAATGCCCATTCTAATTTACTGGTGCCTAAGAAGTGCATCCAGTCTTGTTCTCCTTTTTCAAGAAGCCCGTCAAAGCGTAACGCTACTAGACGTTTTAAGGTCAAGTGAATGTCACACATATTCTGTCCACCCATGCCCCAACCGTTAAAATGCCGACCAGGATATTGTTTTGGATCACAATATTTCTTCATGTGCTGATACCAACCCTCAGCATCCTTGTGATTTTCACCTTGTAATACATTAAGGAATTTACAATTACCGTTACGATTATTAATAAAATAATCATTATTGATAAAAGTTGCCTGAACAGCTTCAGCGTAGGTACTAATTCCTGTAGCCTTGGCTCCTGCCGGACTACGAGCCACCCAAGCCGGAACATCAAGACACATACCATAGTCCATGAGTGCATCCATCCAGGCCAATACTTGTGTACGCTTCTTCATTGCTTTTGGACAGTTAGGATCTTTCCAATCACCTTCCCACTTGCCTTTACCAATTTGGAATCCGCCTGAATCACCTAGTACCCAACTAGTTGCACGATTTCGATTACGGAACATGTCTTCGCTAGGATCTGGTTTGTTAAGATCTAAATTAGCATGTCCTGCACTATATAAACAATGGTCATAATAAAATGCCGCATTGGGATCTAGATAATTCATAGCCTCAATGCCCATTGGACCAAAGCTCGCGGGGATACGAGCCGGGTCTACATAGTTACCGTGACGTTGTTTACCTATATAGGTACTATAAAATCCTGACGTTGCCGGCAGAAAGTACGCATAGTCGTTTTGCGTTGCTGTTAGATTTCTATTCAATTTTGCCCCATTTTATTTTTAACCATGCTCGTTCCATAACGTAATGTACCGCAGTTAGGATAACATGTATTATAACTGCATCGCTTAAACCAGTCCAGACAGCAGTTATCAGTAATGCTACTATTCTATAACTTAATGCTCTTAGTACGGTACGTTTATGAAGTTCGACCATTATTTGCTTTGTGCTGGAAGGATGTAGTCGTATTCAGCAATTCCGCTGTCTACAGTAATTTGTAGAGCACCTGCATCTGCAATACGCATAGTAACATCTCCGGGAAGATTTAAGATGCTTTGAATTGCATTTACTGGCCAGCACCAAGTTGATTTCAATTTACCACCAATATCACTTTGGAATACAAAACTTCCAGCATGGGTATTAGCATCGCCAAAATTAAACACTAGATTGTTATCTTTTGTTGAAATTTGGAATACAGGATCTTCTGTATGTGCTGATGCTTGAAACTTGAATCTTTGAATAGCGGCCATTGATGGCTTGAATTCAACATCCCAAGTTGCACCCTTGAATTTAACAGTTTTCAATTTTTCATTGATAATGCTAGAATTCATAAAACGATAATCGTTTTCAAAGTCACCAGCACCGTTAGAAAAATGTAAACCTGTAGGAATTTCTTCTCCGTCACGTTCCTGTTTAACTACTTCAATAGTGAAATTTTCTTTGTACTCTGGGCATTTTAATAGAATGTCCAACTTGTTTAAGTTAGGCATACCAAATACACCTTCAAAGTCTTCGATAGCTTCTTTAGTTTTAGCGTTAAGGATAACGCTATGATCTTCTGCTCTTGATTCGATAGCTACACTTTTATCTGTAGCAGTAACTTTAACCAATGGCAAAAAGCCTAGGCTATGCGTATGTGTTACTAGGTCTTGTAAAAAGTCTTTCATATGATTCTCCATGTTTGTTTATTATATAGGTTTTTATGACTATGTCAATGTTTTTCTTACTTTCTTGTTATATTTTATTGCCGATTCTACCAGTGTGTGTATCAATCCAATTTTATCGGCATAATGTATAAACGCATTTGTATCTTTAGGGAAACAAGCACCCCCAAATCCACGACTTCCGTCTGGCCCTGGAACCTGCATATGGCTTGACCCAATACGCTCATCCATCTTTAACAGTTCAATAACTTTATTATAGTCAGCACCGTTTAGATGGCACATGTCATAAATTTGATTAAAGAACGCTACTTTGACACTTAGGAAACAGTTAGTGGCATATTTCAACATACTTGCTTCTGTCAGTGTGCAATATTCGATTGTATTTAGGTTTTTAAGAGAACTCATAAATAATTCTCCCCAAATATCGTTGGGATCTTCACCGCCTAATATCATATATGTTTGATTAGCAAAATCCTCATCGGCTGTTGCCGCCCGTAAAAATTCTGGACTGTAACAAATATTATGGTTGGGATAGTTTACTAGTAATCTATTTAGGTAATCGGGCCTTACTGTACATTTTATTAGTACTGGCAATGTCTCGGGAACTGTGTCCATCACACTATAAATTTGACTGACATCACAATCACCTAATTCTGTACTAGGCGTTCCTACACAAATAATAACACCTTCTGCATATCTATAATCTGAAACAATGGTATCGTTAATTTTTGGATCAACAATATGTACAATATTTCTATGCTCAATAGCACGGCCAACAGCCTTGCCAACAAACCCATATCCTGCAATTATAATTTCCATATTAAAACTCAAATAAACTGTTGAATGTATTTTTTTCTTCAGTGCTGTTGAGGTCCCATTTAAGAACACCAATCAAGTTATCTAACTTTTTATCAATGATGGTAGCTTCCATCTCTGCATGATCAAAAGGCAAATCCTTGAACCACTGCGGTAATCTCAGTTCATCCACTGGATAAGCAACTGATGTAAAACCTAACGGATTAGGTTTGAGTTTACAAACAATAACTTTAGCACCGTCTGTAATACCCATAGAATACTTGTCATTGTACATACGCTTGAGCGTGTTCCAATTAATACTTGCTCTAACATGACCAGGCATATTTGTTTTACCAGCTTTGGCTTCCTTGGCTTGATAATCAGTAATGTTGTTGGCACGTTTTGGCGAACCTTTTTCCCAACCAGGTCGACCTTTGAATTTAATACGGAATTGACTTATATGATCCAAAACTTCTTGTTCAGGCTTACCCATGAGAACCATTTCAAGAACTTCACTTAAAAAGTCTTGAATAAATTCTGGCGTATCACTGCGTTTAAGATCCAAGCCCATGGCCTTTATCTTGCCAGCTTTTCCATCTATGTCAGCACGTTTGCCTTCTTTGTCGTAATACAATACAGCATAACGTTTCTTAGTAATAAACAAACTCTTACTGCCAACAATTTCGCGACCTGCTTTGATAACTTCTCCACGTGTCTTAGGACAATGAAAACTATCTAACATAAACTGTGGGAATGTTTGATTTACTTCTTCGCCAATTGTATCATAAAGTTGAATTACTGTTTCTTTCGTCCAGGGAATTCGTCCGGCCTCAATGTCCTTCTGTAGAGTGCGATAAGCACTAAAATAACAACTATCAGTGTCACCATAAATTACTGCCTTTCCTACGTGATCATACTCTCCGGTAATGATCTCATTTACTTTACTCGCCATATGTTTTGCGATTTGACGACCGACCAGCGTTGTTGATTGTCCGATTCGTTTATCAAAGAATCTACAGCCGCTATTAAGAATAGCACCATACAGGCTGTTAAGATTAATCTTCTTAACAAGTTGTCGCTTATCCCAGTATTCTTCTTCAATTTTGTTTCCAGCATTTATAGCCTCCTTTAGTTTGGCCTGCATCTCTTTACGTTCAGCATACCAGCGTTTTAGTAGCCCTGGAATAATACCTTCTTTTTCATGGGTGAAGATAGTACCGTTACTTGAAAGCATCCAAGGCTGATTGCTTTCAAATATTAATCTATATACTTCGGCGGCACTGAGTACATCACTAGATCCATCTTCCCAGTCGATAGCAATGTCTGTGCCGATTTCTTGATTCATTACTGCTGTGTATTCTAAGGACCCAAAGACACCTTCCCAAGCGGCCGCAAATGATTTGCCTTTGGCCATTTGTAATTCTATATATTCTTCAGTCATTGTTTGACGCAACTGACCGATAATAGTTTCTGGCCCCATGTTAAGCGCACGAATAGCTGACGGATATAGACTGTTAATATCCAACGATCCTACCCAATCTTGTAATCCTTCTTTAGGATACGCCACATACGCACCAGCCGCACCTTCATTGTCTTCACGTTCACTCATCTTGGTACGATTAGGAACTTGAAAACCTCTGCGATGTGCCTCGTTAATAATAGCCTGCTCAGTTACAGCAACCGCACCCATTGTAGTTTGTAGTAGTACTGTATTTTCATGTGCCAGTGTGTTGGCAAGATCCATGAATTTTAATTTTTTGTCCAGGTCGTCCAGTAGTTTACAGTCATTAATGTTGTATTCTACAAATGTACGGAAGTCGTTGTTGTATAGTTGATCTAGTGTGCCTTCGTATTGTGTTTTACGTTTGCCTAGCTCATATTCTGCAATGGCATCTAATCTATATGTATGGCGTTCTTCATATGTGTACTTGCGGTACAGTTCAAGATAATCTAAATGCACACGACCAATGTAGTCATAAGTTGTACTAGTACGACCATATTTTTCGTATTCACGACGTTTAGGCAATTGGTCAAACAAACAGAACCGTCTTGTGTCCTCTTTGCTTAGAACTTTTGTAACGCGATTTGTAGTATAGGGAATATCAAATCCTTCACTATTCCAACCACTGATAACATCTGCATCTTTGATCAAGTCCAAGAACATGTCCAACAAGTCTGCTTCGTTATCAAACAGATATGTGTTAGGAAAGTCCTTGACCATTTCCTTGGCCTCCTCCATGCTGACTTTTTTAGGAGGGATTGCCAAACATACCATAGTCTCTAGCCACTGTAGGTAGACGGCAATCGCAGTAATTGGCATGAATGCATCGTCTGGACTAGCATAGCCACGTTCTGGATCAAAGTCTACCTCAATATCGAAAAACGCTACATTTAATTTTGGAGCATCTTGATTGATATAGTGTTCGCTTAGTGTAACAAAAATAGGATTAATGTCTGACTCGTATAGAGTCTTACCACTATTAATGGCCTGTTCTTTGCGCAGTTCTTTTGTGTTTTTACAAACGATACGGGTTAATTCTTCACCGTAGATTGACGTAAATTTTCCTCGGGGATCTTTTACATAAAATGTGTGGCGTACAGGAATATCTCTAAATTCCCTTTCACCTTTCTTATTGCGTTCAACCACTTTAATGATATCATTCTCGCGGTCAAACCATGCGTCTACATAAGACATAAATTTTATTCTCCATGCAATTTAGGGCTTGCAAATACCTTCATGCGGTTTATGGCCCGCCGACCTTTCTCTTTTATACTTATTAGATACGTTTAGTGATATCCAAAATAGCTTCAATTTCTTCCCAATCTGCATTATGATTTTGCCAATCACCTTTATGTGCAATTTTGATTGCACGATTAATAATGCTGGGTTTGATTTGTAATTCTTCCGCAACTGCCTTAACTGTTTCTTTTAAGCCTTCTTGCAAATCTTCTACTTCACGTAATACTGTAGAACCTTCGCTGATTAATCTTTCTAATTTTGCCTTTTCTTCTGCACCGTATGAGCGTCCTGACATAAATCTCTCCTATATTGCCTATTATAAACTAATTATCTTAAAAACTCAACCTTTAGAGGTGGAAATGGCAGAAATAAATCTGCCATTTTGTTTGATTAACCGCGAGCTATTTTAAGCCAACGAGCTAGTTCTGCTTCTGCACTTTCTGGAGTTAACGACTTGCCGCTAGCATCATATGTAATACCGGACTTGTCAGTATATAATGGATTGCCTTTAGCATCTTTGCCTTGAGTAGGAGCACCTGCTACAGCATCCATTGATTTTTGTACAGCCGGCGGCGTAGCACTGTTACCTGTAGCACCTGTTGCTGGGGGAGGTTTCATTCCACCACCACCTGCTTCTGGTTTTGCTGGTGCTTGTTTTGATACAGCATCAATTGTTGCCTGCGCATCAGAAAGAGCTCTTTGAATACCTACGTCTTCAACATCTGCCAATTGACCCATTACTTCTCTAATTTGATCAATAATAGCTTGTTGTTCTGGACTTGGACCTGCTGGAGTTGTAGTTGCTGGAGTTGTAGTTGCTGGAGTTTCTCCTGCTTGTCCTGTAGTTCCTCCAGCTTGATCTGCGCTAG